TTTTCCAGCCCCAGAAACACCCCCGAATTCACCTATACCGGCGACTACGCAATCGTCGACGACAACGATAACGCCATTTCGGATTTTGCGACTTGGACGGGCAACTGGAAAATCCGCTTCCTTACCTCCGGCACGCTGACGTTTACCAACCTCAACGGTGCGGAGGGCGGTATCGACGTCTTCCTCGTTGGGGGAGGAGGGGGAGGCGGATCTTCCGGAACCTACGGCGGCGGTGGTGGTGGTGGATATACCAAGACAATAAAAGCCGTTGCGGTGCATGCGAATACTACGTATACGATTGTTGTCGGCGCTGGTGGGGGGAAGGAATCCCCTGGCGGTGAATCCTCCATCTTTGGTGCTTCCGCTAGTGGTGGAAAACCGGGCGCAGGATATGGATCTAATGATGGCAAAGGCGGAGATGGCGGTTCTGGTGGCGGTGCATATGGGTCAAATGGCGCCCGTTATGGCGGAACAGATGGTAGCGATGGCGAAGGCCCTGATAATTCTCGTGGAAAAGGACAAGGCTCCACGACAAGAGAATTTGGTGAATCTTCTGGCCGATTGTATTCCGGTGGCGGCAGCAGCGGACAACTGACGACTGTAGGGGCTTCAAAACCGCCGATTGATGAAACCGCAGGAGCGCCAAAGACTTCCCCACCCGCAAACCGTGGTGGAGGCGGCGGCGGTACAGATCACGTTAACGCTAGTACCGGAACAGCAGGCGGTTCAGGCATCGTCATCATCCGCAACAAGCGATAGGAGGGAACACAATGGCAAAATCAATGGCACTTATTGAAAACGGCACCGTGGCCAACATGCTATGGTGTTCCGATTCTGAGCCGGAAACGGAATCCCTCATCGACCCCGCAGACCGCCCGGTTGGCATCGGCGACACCTATAGCGACGGTAAATTCTACCGGGATGGGGTGGAAATTCTCACCCCGCTGGAAGCCGCCCAGAAGCAAAATGCCGAGTACGAAGCTGCCCTATCTGAAATCGAGGAGGCTTTAGACGTATGACGATCGAAGAACGCAAAAACGCGATTCTGGCGAAAATCGCCGAGATCAAGGCCAGTGGCGGCGAGGAACAGCTTCAGGAGCTGGACGCCGCCTACCGGGAAGGGGTGAACAGTCTGTGACCCAAGAGGAAAGAAAAAGCATCATGTATGCCCAGGGCAGGGCGAACGCCCTGAAGCTTCAGGAAGAAGCCCCTGCCATGAACGGCACGGAGCTGAATGCGGCGGATGGGGATATCCCGTCCTTCACGGCCGCAGTGGCCAACAAGAACATGCTGGAACGTGCGGCGGGGTTCGTGTGCCGGTCTCCCGCCGGACGTGTGGTGCGGCTGGTGCAGCCCTATGACAGCACCATCTACACCCAGGAACCTGAGGAATTATCTGCCCAGTGGGGCTTTGCGTGGAGTACCAACCCGGCGAAAGCCCTTCCCTTTGTAAAACTAGCCACCAGTCCCTACAATAAGGGGGACTGTTGTTCCAAAGGTGGGATTGTCTATAGATCCCTTGTTGATGACAATATTTGGGAGCCTGGAGAGTTATCCATGGCCTGGGAGAAGGTGATAGAATGAATATCAAACAGATTCAAGCCCTATTGACCTATCTGGGATACTCCCCCGGCCCCGTGGATGGCCTTAGCGGGCCTAAAACCACTTCGGCCATATTAACATTCCAGCAGCAGGAAAAACTCTCCCCAGATGGTGTAGCGGGTTCTGAGACCCAAAAGGCCCTCCTATCAGCTGTATCAGCTGGAAGGATATATACACCCTCCAAAAATGTATCCCCCAATGACCAATCCCCCTCTTGGTGGAGTGAGATCAAGTACTTTAAGCGTACTGACCCTGGAATTCGCTGCCCCTGCCCCCGTTGTGGTGGTTTCCCAGTAGAGCCGACCGAAAGACTTATGAAACTGGCGGATGGGGTTAGAGAACAAGCTGGAGTTCCTATGTATCCCTCCAGTACTGTTCGGTGTCAGGCCCATAATGATGAACTCTCGGGCTCGGCAAAAAACTCTAGACATCTAAGTGGTAGGGCCATGGACTTCCGCCTGGGGGGCTGGACTAGTACCCAGACCCTGGCTCTAGTGCGTAAGCAATCAGTGGTACACTATGCTTATGCCATCGATAATACTTACGTCCATATGGATGTGGATTAAGGGGGAATAAGTATTGAAAGAACTTCTGAGTTCAGTTTTGTCCAGTCCCTGGTGGCTGTTTCTAGTGGCTGTGGGTATCCCCCCCATAATCACTCACCGACTTGAAAAGAAAATGGACAGAAGGGAGGCTATTAGACTATCCATAGAGGAAGAAAGGGCCAAGCAAAGAACTGAGTTGGGGTTGATTTTGATTCAATCCATCTCAGCTTCCTTAACCCTTGGAGAGGCTACTGCCAGAGCGGTTCAACGAATTCCAGATGCTCACTGCAATGGGGATATGCACTCAGCTCTAGAGTATGTTACCAAAGTAAAGGGGGAACAAAAGACCTTCCTAACCAAACTAGGCGTAAGTTCACTTTTTGACCATCAAAATTAAGGAGGAAAATTTAATATGGATGCTCTTGTAAACGCTCTTATTGAAACCGTCTCCCAGATTCTGGGAACTGTGGTTCTAACCCTATTAGGTATGGCAGGCACCTGGCTGCTTGTGAAGATGGGAAATTCTCACAAGCTGGAAAACATTAAGAAAGCCACAGAAGAGGCCATTCGGGCCACTCAGCTAACGGTGGGTGAACTCCAGCAGACCCTGGTGGAAAATTTGAAAGCTGCAGCTTCTGATGGAAAACTTACCCCTGAAGAGATTGAGTACCTGAAAAAGCTCCTAATTGAAAAGACCCTAAAGAACCTTTCTGGAACGGCTACTAATCTTCTCATCTCCAGTGGAGTAGATATATCTGGACTGATTACCTCTGCGGGAGAATCTTTTATCAATCAGCTTAAGGGAGAATCGGGGGAGAATTCTAATGAATGATCATATTCCAGGAGAGGTCTTAACCACAGAGGAAGATGAAAATCTGGCCCTGGCTAAAATATCCCTGGAACTCTTGAAAGAGAGGAATGGGTATTTCAAGAAACTATGGATAGCTCTCATCATCAGTATCCTGATAAACCTGGCCCTGGCATTCTCCTTCTTGTGGTATGAGTCTCAGTGGGAGTATGTTACTACTACAACCACTACTACTCAAGAAGTGGAAGGAGAAGGTTCTAGTATAAACAACGTTCAAGGAAATCAATACAATGATCAAGCTATCCATAACGAAGGGGGTGAATAATAGATGGGGAAGGCCAAGCAAACTACCACGGTAGTGAAAACTACCCGGGTTAGGAAATCCACTACAAGCTCTGGAAATACTTCCTCTAAGGGTGGAAATCCCTATCGCTGCCCAACCTGTGGGAAGTATACCAATAAACCCTGAGGAACTTCCTATGACTGAACACATTGAGACCCGAAATAAGGTTAAGGAAATAGTAGAAATCCAAACCTTCTCTGAGCTTCTAGATAAATGCATTTTGTCCGATGAAGAAAGAGAAATTATGAAACTACACTATCTTAGAGGAAAGAATTTCTCCTACATAGGAGATCTTCTGGGGTATAGTGAAAGTTCCATAAAGAAGAAACATAGAAAGATACTGAAGAAGCTAAACAAGATAATCTAAGTATATATCAAGAGGTAGTCCTTCGGGACTACCTTTTTTTTTGCGCAATTTTTGAACTTTACCAGAACCTTTCTGGTCATTTATCTAGACCATAAAAGCTTCAGACTGTGTTATAATATAATAAAAAAAAGGAGGTCTGGAACTGATGAACTATACTCCATATGGATACAATCCCCCGAATGTCTTTGCTCAGCAGAGACTAACCCAGCTTGAGAATCAATATCCCCAATACTCTCAGGGATATCCTCAGACACCCTCCCCCAATTCTTATATGGGGACTCAGCTTCCTGTGGTTAAGGGAAGACCTGTATCAAACGAAGAAGAGGCCAATGCAGCCATGATCGACTTCGATGGCTCCCTGTTTGTCTTTCCTGATAAGGCCCACAACAAGATTTATACTAAGCAGTTAGGCCTAGATGGAAACATTGTATTCTGCAAATATTCCCTGGATTCTCCTACCCCTGTGGAGTCTCCCCGGGTAGATAAGAAATCTCAGGATATTGATCTCAGCAAATATGCAACCCGGGAGGAACTCTCTAGGGGTCTAGAGGGTATTAAGTCCTATCTTTCTCAGCAACTCGATCAACTAACTAATCCCACAGGAGGAAAGGTATGATGAACTTTGGAGCTCAGATGGGACATATGATGCAAAATATGATGAGGTCTCAGTTTCAGAACCATCCCCTATTTCGTCAGGCTCAACAGATGGCCCAGGGGAAAAGTGAGGAGCAAATCAAGCAGACCTGCATCAATCTGTGTAGGCAAGGGGGAATAGACCTCGATGCCGCTTGGAACCAGTTTCAATCTCAGTTCTCTGGGATGAAATAAATTCAAATTATGGAGGTAAAACAAAATGGGTATGGAAATGACTGGCGCCACTGGCTGTGGCATGACCCCCTCCGAGGCTATCCTGGTATCTGACCGCAATCGTGGTTATGATAACGATGGTCTGTTCGGGGGGAACGGAATGTGGGTGTTCTTCCTGTTCTTCCTTCTGGCCTGGGGAAACGGCGGATGGGGTGGCTTCGGAAACCGGAACTTCGGTGAACAGCTTGCTACTAGCGCTGAGGTCCAGAGGGGATTCGACAACCAGAACGTCATGGGCAAACTCAATGGCCTGGAGAACGGCCTGTGTGATGGCTTCTACGCCATGAACACTGGCATGCTGAATGGGTTCAACGGAGTCCAGAGGGACCTGTGCCAGGGCTTCAACGGAATCAACCAGAACATCAACCAGGCTCGGTTTGACTCTCAGCAGTGCTGCTGTGAGACCAACCGCAACATCGACTCGGTCCGGTATGAAAATGCCCGCAACACCTGCGATATCGTAAATGCCATCCGGGAAGATGGTGCTGCTACCCGGGCCCTGATGACTCAGAACACCATCCAGGAGCTGCGTGACAACCTGCAGGCTGCCCAGCTTCAGCTTGGTAACCTGTCTCAGACTCAGACCATCATCAACGCAGTAAGACCCTTCCCCACTCCGAGCTATATTACCTGCAGTCCCTATACGGCGGCTAATGGCTATGGCTCCTATGGCTGTGGCAACGGCTGCGGCTGCTAATTCCTGAAACTTTGGCATATAATTATGCCTCACTCTGAAGGGGGGCGTAAGTCCCCCTCTTACACTATGAAAAGGAGATTTTGATATGAACAATCAGTACGCTAAATCCTGCATTCGGGTTTATAACAATGCCGCTCAGGCTTTTACAGCAGCCCTAACCCCTCTGAACCTGGAAGGCACCCCCGTAGTTCAGAGTGGCTGCTCCATGACCCTGAATACGGCCAGTATTCGGGTAAATAAGTCTGGTCTATACCACCTCTCCGCTGATGTCACCTATACTCCCACAGCTGCAGGAGTAGCTATCATTCAGCTCTACAAGGATGGGGTCGCTCTTCCCTGTGCTATCTCTCAGCATACCGTGGTAGCTGGAAGTGTATATACCGATCACATTGAGACTGACCTGTGCCTAACTACCTGTTGTGTCAACCGTCCCCTGATTACTCTTGACATCAGTGGTGTAGCTGGTACGGTCAATCATACCTGTGTAGGTATGGTCAAGCTGGCATGATCAATCCCAATGAGTATGACCCCTTTGATGTCATAGCCCTGTTTAATACCTTCTTGGGACTCTTAAACTATGATAAGAACACCTCCCAACATCAGGAACAGGACCAGATGCAGAAGAAGTTGGATAGCATACTCAACAAACTAGAAATTCTGGAAAGGAGACTTTTACATGATGGGGAAGAACAGGTATAGCTCACTGGCCCTTGAAGAAATGACCAGTGAAGACATATTCAAGGCTATCCATGACAGACAAATTACAGCTCTCATGTTTCACTCTCAGATGGCCGACCTGTTTGACTTCCTGGGTCTGATGGGATTCAAGAGAATGCATGAGTACCAGTATCTGGCTGAGTCTGCTGAGCACCGGGGACTGTGTAGATATTATATAAATCACCACAATAGACTTCTGGTTGGGGAACACCCCCAGGAGCCTGAGGTCATACCAACTGAGTGGGTTCAGTATACTCGCTTTGATGTAACCCCCCAGGTTCGGAAACAGGCTATAGAGAAGGCTTTCAATGAGTACAGGGAGTGGGAGTCCGAAACCAAGGAGACCTACTCGGGATACTCTAAGGCCCTTATGAATCTGGACTGTGTGGCTGATGCCCTTAAGATCAACGAATACGTCAAGGATGTCGACCGGGAACTCAAATATTTAGACCGTCTATTCTTAAAGCTTAAGGCTATATCTTTCGATGCTGTGGGAGTTATGGACATGCAGGAAGAACTCCATGAATACTATCGGGAGAAGACCAAATCCATTGGAGTGGATATCTGCTAAGAGTTCAAGGATTCCCCTCTAGTCTGAATAGACTAGAGGGGCTTTTTCTTGTTTTTACTTGATGTGAGCCTTCAGATATTCCCTGGCCATATTCAGTTCGTCGACGTGAAGGTTTTTATCCCACTCCCAGCGATTGCCCCCATAGGGACGGGAGATGGAAGCATTCCTAAGAAGTCTCCGAGCCTTAGTTCCCTTCATGTGGAACTCAGCAGCTAGTTCTTTCAGGGTTATCAGGTTTTCCTCATCCTTCTCCACCTTAGGAGCCTTAGAAGTCTTTTTGGAAGTAGAAGAGGTCTTGGGCTTCTGGGGGATTTTTTCTTCCTGATAAACCTTATTGGCCATCTTCTCGAGCTCCTCCTTATATTTCTCGTTGGCCCTTTGGACAGCAGCTTTGTCTTCCAGGTCCAGTCTAATATTGGTCAGCTCAGTGATAAGGTCAGTCTTCTTCAGATTCCACCAGTTCTTTACCTTGAACTCCTTAGCCAGAGTCTTGAGTTCAGTAGCAGTCAGGGTCTCCAGATTGATGTTGGTCAGGTTAGTCATGTTATGTTCCTCCTATAATGTTTGGTTGGTAGAGTGTTGTTTGATTTACATTTACATTATAAGAGATAATTCGAGATTTGTAAATGGGTAAATTAAAAATTTTTCAAAATTTCTTTTATGTCTTTGGCAGCTTCAGGACTAGGCCATCTCCATCCTCCTTCGGGAGCTGTCATCCCCTTAGACCTAAGAACCTTTCTGGCTACAGTGGGAGAAATCCCCAATTCAGAACAAAGGTCTTTTAAGGTATATTCCCTAGGCCCCTGCTTGACCTGGGGGGGTCTTTTATTCCTGGCTCTAGATTTGGATATTACCTGGGGGGATTTCACCACTATTGGCTCCTCACGTCTTAGTTGACGCTTCTCCCACTCTATCTCCTTACCCACTGGCACAGGGGATTCATACTCTACCTGGGGCTTCCCACAGGAAAAAAAAAATCTTTCCAACATTCCTGTGGATATATTTCTAACGTAGGGGAAACTAGATAAATAAGGGTGCTCAGGTCCATGGTCGGTCATTACCCTATACACTCTCTTTGAGTATTTGTGTTTTACATATTCCATAGGTCTACCTCCTTAATTAAATTATATCATAGAAAAGGCCCCCTGTAAATGGGGACCTTTCTTGGGAATTAAAAGTATCTACCCCATCCTTTAGAATCGGTAGAGAGTACTCCGTGAACTCCCTGGGGCTTTAGAACTTTTTTAATGTATTTCTGGGCTTCCTTTCGGGAGGGGAAAGTTTTATCCCTATTAAGAGGGTTATTATAGACCAGGCCCTGGGGGATAACAGTGTAAGTGGTAGTCATGATTGGTTCCTCCTAAGAAGTGTTGTTTGGTATGCTTATAATATACCACACTCTCAAGAGTTTGTAAATGGGTAAATTAAGATTTTTTCCACAGCTCTTTCATAAGCTTAGTTTTAATCCTTATACTTTCGGCTATATCCTCATCCACTGTTCCCTCACACATCAAAACTACAACTTCCATTCGATTTTTCTGCCCAGGCCTTTTGATTCGAGAAATGGCCTGCCAATAATCATCTGCACTGTGGTTAGTACTGTAGAACATGATTGCATTTGCAGCTTGGAAATTTAGTCCAGTACTTCCAGAGTGTATCTGAAGTATAACTATGTCCACCTTTCCCTTTTTGAAGTCACTTTCAATCTTTTCTTTATTTTTGGAGTCCCTATAGTTTTCCACTCTCTTCTTGGGAAAGGCCTTCTTTAACTCCCTCTCCAGTAGTCTTATCTCATCCACAAAGTTACAAAAAACCACTGTGGGGAGGTTTCTCCCCCTGAGATAGTCTATAGCTAAATCCAATTTGCTTCTTCCCAGGGGAACAAGCTCTCCGCTATCCAGTTTTAGGAATCCCCCTGTAAGTTGATGAAGCCTTATGAGTTTAATGATTGTTAAATCACAGGAAACTACATTCAAAAAGGGCTCAGCTTTTAGAAGGAGGGACAGATAACTCTCCCTACTGGAATACTCTATGTAATTTTGCCTCAGGAGGGCCTTTAGTCTCTCTCTGGTGGCCTCTAGGGGTATCTGGGTATATAAATCCTCATAGAGCTCCTCATAGGACTTCTGAGCATCCCCAGTAAGCTCACAGGTAAGGTAGTGGATATCCAATGGGGGAAGGTCTATGCAGTCCTCAATCTCCACGCGGTAGGAGGTCTTGGCCACTATCTCCCTAAGTTCATCTATGTTTTGATACCCCACTATCTCCTTTCCCATGTATCCCCCTTTTTGGATATACTGGGACTCAAAGTCTCTATAGTTTTCTCCGAGGATTTCGGGATTCATAATTTTATACTGCATGAATAAGTCTTCATACCCTTTTCCTACGGGAGTTCCACTCATTAGGAGTCGGGTAGAGCAACCCCGGGTAAGTCTATAAATAGCTTTGGAAACCTGGGCATTTCTACTCTTAACTCTTTGGCTTTCATCCACAATGAGAGATTGTATTTTCATTTTCCGGAGCTGGGGTTCTAATATTCGGGCTTTTTCATAGTTCATCAGGAGTATCATCAAGGGGGCTTTGTGCTGTTTTAGGATATCCCCCTTTTTGGTTCCCAGTCCCAACTCTTTAAGTTCATCTAGAGTTCTTAGTTCATAGTCATACTTTAGGAAGTCATTAAGCTGGGATATCCAGTTTTGCTTCCCCTTTCCCTTTAACCTTAAAATCTTAATTTCATTTTTGGGAAGCCAGGCCCACTCCTTGAGCTCAAGAGTCCAGTTATAGAGAAGATTATTGGGGGCAAATATTACTACTCTGTGGAGTCCCATCTGCTTGAATCTTTCCACAGTAGCTCTTATGGCCACTGCAGTTTTTCCTGTCCCCTGGTCCATAAACAAAGCGAAGAAGGGCTCTTGTAAAGCCCTCCTTACGCCTTCTTTTTGGTGGGGATAAAGGTTATTCCTCTTCACCATTTTCAGTCTTCTCCTCAGAGGTCTCAGTAGAGGACTTCAGGGAGGTGATAGCCACAGCTACCTTGGCCTTGGGGAAGCCATTGATCAGGGAGGTCAGCTTTTCCCGGTTGGCTTTCTTGGGAACTGTTCCCCCCAGCTGGGAGATGATCTCAGTGAGCTGCTTCTTGGTCAGATCGTCCAGGGGACCTTTCTCCTTGGGAGTCTCAGTCTCCATGGCCGGGGCAGCCTCACCCTTGACCTTCTTTCTCTTCTTCTTGGGAGCTTCCTGGGCAGTCTCATCCTTCACTTCAGGATTGAGCGTCAGCTCGATGATGGTCATGTTGGCGTAGTTGGACAGATCCTTCAGAGTATCGATGAGAGATTCCCCATCAGAACCTTCCATCCCCAGGGAAATCAGGTTTTTAGCCCGATTGAGCTTGTCCTCCAGGCGAATCAGGGCTACCGGCTTCCCGTACTCCTTGAAGGTTTTTGCGAAGCTGTCTCCGTACTTCTCATTTCTCTCGGAGTAGAGAGCTTCTTCCTGCTGATGGATTTCCTTGAGCTTTTTGAGCTTTTCATTGGTACTGGCCATGTTTTCATTTCCTCCTTAAGTTTGTGGTTTGTATCCTCAGGTGAGGTGGACATAAATCCTACCCCGCCATATAGATTGATTAGGTCCAGGGTCCTTTCCTGGAGTTTAGAGAGAGTATCCTCCTTTCCAGGATATTTTACCTCAATTCCTATGAACCTACCCCTATGTACTCCCAGTATATCGGGAAGTCCAATTCTCTGGTATAGTCCCCCATGGGTCTTGAAATATAGTCCTGGAAAGGAAGATTTTAGAAGGTCCATTATGGACTTGACTACTCCGGTCTCTGGCTTACTTCCCATTTAGAAGGGAGGAGTATTTCACTCCTCATCGTCCTCCTCCAACATCTCAATGAGATCATCCTTGTTCATATCCTTCTTAACCTTCAGGCCCCGGTCCTTACACTCAGCCTTCAGTTCGGAGAGAGACATCTTGGAATAGTCCTGTTCCTCCTCCTCTTCTTCATCGTCATCGGAGTCCTCCCCCATGGCCTCCCGGATATCATCCTCTTCAGCAGAGTCCATGATGAGATCAATCAGAGCCTTGGCCTTTTTGGCCTTCTTAATATCCGAAGAAGAGATGTCCAGTTCCTTGGCCAGGTCCTTCAGTTCATCGAAGTCCAGTTCAGCCAGCTTGTCCTCCACAGACTCATCGCCATCATCGGAATCTTCTTCTTCTTCTTCTTCCTCAGAGTCTTCAGGGTCATTGTACTGAAGGATTCTGGCTCTCTTCTTACCCTCGTAGACCTCATGACCAACCTCCACTTCACAGGTAAGGCCAATAAGGTCTCTCAGGTTAAGGTCAAAGGCCTTATTGGGAATGTCAATCCCCAGGGCCAGCAGGACGGACTTCAGCTTGAACAGTGCCTGAGGCTGCAGGGAACAATTCTCATAAAGCTTAGCCCCCTTGTGGGGTCCTTCCTGAACCTCGAACTCAAAAGAGATCATGGGATTACCATCCCGGGAGTTCTTCTGGGTGGCCTCGTTAACCACTACTTCATAGGTACCCTCGGGAATAGCCTTACGGGAGGCCTCTACTCCGGAGAGATCTACATTGATAGAACTGGGGCTTCGGCCCTTTCTGGATTTGGTAGCCATATAAAATATACCTCCTTAAATTTTTAGGGTCATATTCATTATACCAGATATGGCCCATTTTGTAAATCACCTACTAGCCAGTTTCTTCTTGACATTAGAACCTTTTTTCTTGGTTCCTGTGGATTCTACCCACTTTCCCCGAACCACTTTCATGATGTCAGAGTAGTTGGCATTTACCAAGAACTGGGGACAGGGAGTTCCGAAAGGACGGGTAACCTTGGTTATATAGTAGGGGTTTGGCCCCAGTCTTAGGCGAAATTCAATATTTCTCCTAACCTTAGCTCCATCCAGCTTTTCCACATTCTCAAACTGATAGGTATGGCCAATCACTCTAGAAGCAGCACATAGAGTACGGGCCACAGAGGGCATGAGACTGGGTCCTACCTCCGGGAGCAACTGGTCCTCCCCCTCCCCGTCTCCGGACTCCATACGGTCCTGGCAGTTAAAACAGGGGGTGATGCCCAGATCAGTTAGTCCCTTATAAAGGTTGATTACCTCTTTCAGATATCCCCCAGCGGTTCCATACATACCCTGGGACATTCTACTTTTGCCTTCCTCATCCATGACCTTCTCATAGCAAAAATCCTGAAGGGCAGTCATATGGTCTATTACCACAGACTTGAATTTGTTGGGATTTTCCTCTATGTAGTCATAGAGGTCATAAATCTCATCGAAGCTTTCCAGTTCAAAAACAGTGATGTCTCCAGGTTCCAGGTCTTCCCTCTTACCCGAGTCGGTACCCTTATCCTTTACATCAATCAGGAGCAGGGGCTTGGGTAGAGTACAGGATATGGTGGTCTTACCAGTGCCAGGTCTCCCATATAGAGTGATTATGGTAGGGGTGTCCATGTCCAACAGGTCCTTGAAACGATCCTCTAAACCGAACTTCTTAGGGGTTTTCTTCTCCTTCGTTGCCATCAGGCCTTCCCTCCTTTTCTACTACTTCAAATTGTTTTTTCCTAATGAAATCAGTATCTAATCCCATTAGGTCAGCTTGGCATAGGGGTTTATAGTCACACCAGGCGCACCCTTTTCCAAGGTTCCTGTCACAGAGTTGGTCTCCAGACTTTATGATCTCCTTAGCTGTGGATTTGAAGTCCTCCATAATCCCCTTAACTACAGTATGGTTTACCCTTACCGAATAACGTCTAAAGTAGTCATCATAGGATACTTTGGCTAGTAGGTCCTTATAGTCCTCAGGATTTTGACCTAGCTCCCTCAGGGCCTTCTTGACTGTATAAGGAGTAGAATCAATTCCCCTTTTAGAGATGGTTCCATCCTTGAGTAGCTGGGGCCTACCAGGTTCCTTGGCCCTAATAATATCCCACAGGGTTCCTTTGGGGGAGTATCCCATCTCCATAACGGCCCAGGTATAGAGGGCTGACTGGGTATTGAGAAGCAGGAAATCATAATCAGGATTTCTCTTATAGGTTTTGGTTTCCTTTGGCCATATGGCCCCAGTTTCATCCTCTACCAGTGCATCTAGATACCCTTCAATAATTACTCCAGGCATCAGGGAGAATTCAAAATGGAGTTCGTTTCCCAGATAAGTGAGTCCATCGTCCTCATACAGGGCCTGATAGTTTTCCATCAGTTCTTCCACCATTCGGGGAATATCACCTATCTCTACGATCTCTTCCTTAAAAGTCTCCTCGTAGAATTGCTTAGCAAAGGAGTTAAAAGGTTTTCTCCAAGACCTTCCTGAATCATAGGCCTCTATGCACTCGTGAATTATGGAGCCTCTCCTCAGGGCTATTCCCTTTTTTCTAGGACGAAGTTTGAGGTGATACTTGTAATGATAGGCCATGTGACATTTTCTCCAAGTAGTAACCTTGGAGTTAGACAGCTTTAGGGTCTCTGCCATTGTGGTTTTCCTCCTTCTCATTACGTCTTCGGGTTCTGCACTCTTTACACCTCTTGGGAAGTTCTAGACCCCTATCCAAAAACCACTTTGCATGACTAGAGGTAAGGGTAAAGGGTTTATTGCAGTCCATACACTTGATGACCACGTTACTCATGATATTCACCTCCTTCCCTTTATTACCCCTATTATACCATAAAGAAGACCCCCCGTAAATGGGGGTCATTCTTGTTTTATTTTAGACTATCTAGATACTCCTGTATTTCTTGTTTCCAGGTTTCATCCCCAGGGTCCATGTGAAGTTCCTTACCAGCCCCCCAGGATCTACCAACGGCCACATCGGCTATAATGGGTACATCAGTCTCGAAGTGGAATACTTCCTCAAGTGCCTTTGGATGTTCCAAAATATGCTTAGCCCTTGGGCAAAATTCCATTAAATAGTCATTCCTTACCTCGAACAAAGTAGCATCGTGCACGGTTCCTATGACAAAGAACTTATCCTTATCCAATACATAGTCAGGGTCATAGTACTGGGCATTGCCCATAATTTCAGACATCCCCAAAATAGTAAGGTCTGAACCAAATCCTTGAACGGGGGAGTTTATACTCTGTCTCTCAGCTTCAGCCTTTTTAGATTTATCTGTGGAATAAATATCAGGAAGTCTTCTTATTCTCCCTATAGGACTTCTTACCTGTCCCATAGACTGGACTATTCTCCTTTGCTTAGAGTGCCATTTGGGTAGGGAATGGTAGGTATCAAAAAACTTCTCCCGCCACTGTTCGGCTTCCTTATCAGTAAGATCAACCCCATAGTTATCTCTAGCATATATCTTGAACTTCTTCCAGCCCATTCCATAAACAAATCCAAAATTAACGGCCTTGGCTTTCTTTCTTTGCTCTTTCCGGATATACTTATCATCTGAGACCTTTTCTCCCGTTATCATCTCGTAAGTGTGGGTATGGATATCTCCCCCAGTTTGATATATCCGGGTCATGGTCTCGTCCCCGGACATTATGGCAGCAATACGAAGTTCAGCCTGAGAATAGTCTATCTCAACCACAGACCAACCTTCTGGAGCTCCTACCAAATTCCGAATGATGGGGTCTCTAGGGACCTGCTGAAGGTTGGGGTCAGTACAGGAGGTTCTTCCCGTTACAGTTCCGTGAAGTTTGAAATTGGGAAACAATCTCCTTCCCCACATTCGATTTATCCATCCATCTATAAAATGGGAAATCTGAATATTTACCCCCCGGTATTTAAGGATTAGTTCTACTATGGGGTGCTCCTCTCGTAACTGCATCATAGTAGCCTCACTTGTGGAGGGGGCTCCTGACTCAGTTCTCTCCAGAATAGGCAATTTTAGTTCTTCATAGAGTAGTTTTTGAATTTGAGCTGGGGAGTTCCAGTTTACCTCATGCCCAGCCAGTTTAAGGAGCTGTTTCTCAATCTTGGATTTCTCAGATTCCAGATGCTTCCTTACCTCCTTAAACTGCTGGGGATAGATAAATACCCCATGTTGTTCCACAGTCTCATAGGATATTATTCCCGGCATATATAAGTGGTAGAAGAGTTTCATCAGGGCCTTATCCTGTTTTAATTTCTTTCGGAATACCCTAAAAAGCTTGTATTCATAATAGATATCATATCCGAGGTAGGTTAAATACTCCTGATACTTTTCAGGGGAACTGTACTGGCCAGTCTTTAGGTTTTTATCCACATCCCAGTTGGGGGCATTGCACTCCTGAACGGCATTCTCCTTGACTCCGTTTGGGGTATTCTCATTTAGAATATGGGAGGCCAATACTACGTCAAAGGTTATATGGGGCTTCACCCCAAACTTATACTCCAGGAATAGATCATCGAACTTTCCATTGCCTGCTACTAGGTCCTTAGCGTTCCTATTTAACCACTTTATGGCAGTGGTTATAAGTTTATGTTGTGCCATCCTTAGGCCCTTCAGCGGGCTCAGGGGAGCCTCCAGGGGTATAATATACTGAACCTGGTCATTTCCAAATCCAAATAGATTTACCTCGTCCTCGAACCTTACTAGACCTGTGGTTTCTATATCATAGCTAAGGTGAAGGTAGCCATTTTCGGTCAGATACTGAAAGGCCCTTTTAAGTTGTCTCATATTAGCTATGACTCTAACGTCCAGCTCAGGAGGTCCATCCAGGTCCCCTTTCACCATCGACTTAAAATTGTTCATAGCCTTATCCACAAAGGGAGCCTTACCTGGATCTCGGTACACTATTCCCGGGCTATAGGAGGGCATATACTTAACCCCATCCCTCTCCACCATTACTCCGTTTAATTCTGTAATAGAGCCGTCTACTGTGGCTTTTAGAGCCTGAGCTCCTAAAACTAAAATGAACTGTGGTTTTACCTGGGCAATCTCTTGATCTAGATGAACTTTACATTTCTTAATGTCCCCAGCCTTAAATTTGGTACCTCTGGGACAGGCACATTTAATAGCGTTGGTATAGTAGACCTTTTCGGGGTCTATTCCTATTCCCTGAAGTCTTTCTACGAGGGAGGACGGCATTACTGCCGCCCCCCTTTCCTCATCCTGTTCACTGGCGTAGCTATTAACCACCATAACTTTGGCCTTGGGGTTTCCAGATCCCCATATGCAGGATGGGTCCGAGAAAGAACAGAGGTTGCAGTTATTACAGGTCATTAGAATACTCCTTCCACGTCCTTGTTGTACACATGCAGGGAGAAGATAGTGTGGGTAAAGCTTCCCACAGGATAGCCGGTTTTCTCAGCTACCCACTCCAAGAACCGAATGGCCAGGTAGACATCGTTTCGGAAATGGGTAGCGAAGTCACAGGACCTCATTACATAGTGCAGATTGAGCTTCCCATCACGAACCTGGAGGCCATACCCCAGGGAACAGGGAACTCGGGAAATACCCCCTAGAAAGTCCGGGTCCTTATCAGGATTCCAAAGACTAATCCACAGCTGACGGGAGTCGGGGTCCTCCTTCAGGCGATTGATGACCTTAACTGCCTGGTCATTATTCCAGATAAGCTCGTTGTAGGTATAGGCCATCTTACCCTCGTGCAGGTACTCAGTCCATACCTCCTTACGTAGTCTCCAGGCACTTCCGGGGTTGAGGTATTCTGGAGTGTGGAGAGGATCAACTTTTCCATCAGGAGTACGATACCAGGGGTCCGTAACTCTCTCCCCAAACTCAGCATCCGCCCAGGGCTGGGATACCCCCGGAATATCCTGACTCTTGGCATCCAACAGGCAGTAGGAATAGTTCTGAAGCTCCCGGGTTTCATAGTCGGGATCTCCCTTGACGTATTTGTCCTGCATGGTTGCAGGTCTTACCACAATACCCATCTCAGCGAGATCCCTCTTTGTCTCCTCGATCATCTCTTCTGCGTTGATGTAGATTCTCATGAATTATACCTCCAATTCAAAATTTTTATAGGTTATGGGTTCGAACTTCTTCCCCTCCCTAACAGCATTGGCTACATCCTGCATTCTCCAAGCAGGACTAAGCTTTTGCCTGGGGGAGTCTGGCTGGAAGTACTTCTGATTTCTATACCGAATGACCTTCCAGTAGGGACTCTTTGTGGGGTCTAGAGATTCCATAGGAATACCAAAAACCGACTCCACCAAGGGTATAATGTACATCGCCGATTGATAGGCACTTACCACATAAAACTCAATCTCTGTAATTTGACTATGGGGAATTTTGGAAATAAGGTGATGAAGCAGAATTAAATCTGCCGCCCATCTTTTTTGTAGCTCTGTGGCCCTCCAGACTACTCTAACTTTTTGCCAAGGCCTCTTTCTATTGTTACGAGTAAGGATTACCTCCCTCATACAAGACCCATTTCCAACCTTTTTTCGATTAAAATCGAAGGCTATGGATATTCCCTTGGATATTTCACAGAGATGATAAAACTCCCTGAGTTTATCCAGGTCAATATAGGTTTTTACAAGATGGTCCCATTTTTTGGGGGAGTATCCCAGGGGAGCCAAGTCCACCTTGTCACAGGCTATATTGTCGATAGTGATAAAAAGGTCTTCTATGACTCCCCTGGTATTTTCCAAATAGTCAAGTTGTTCTGGATGGAGAAGAATGTCCCGATTGAGTTCGAAGTAAGCTTCACTGAAGTCTTTATAGTGCTTGTGAAGCATATTCCCCCCCTTAGTAGTTAGAACGTTGACGGAACTGATTAACCTGGGACTTCTTTAGGTACACACTGGCAATGTCCTCAGCCGATAGTCCAGAAGTTACCAGAATTGTAATATAACAAATCCAAACTTCCATCAGTCGGCGATAGAAAGCTTCCTGGTCAGTCTTCATCATGGACTGCTTCCAGGGCTTGTTCTTCAGGCAGTTGCACATCATAGCCAGCTGCTCAATGAAGTGAGAAACCCAATAGTTGAGGGAACGGTCATTGGAGTGAAGGATATCTCTGGCATTCTCTACCAGGTCTTTCAGATGGTCCTCATCGTATACAGGAATGCCCTGGGGAAGAATAGTATCGTAGTCCTTGCCGGCCAGGATAGTCAGCTCAGTCAGGAAATGAAGACCATCGATAAGCTCCTCCTGATAGTGTTCCTTACTGGTCTTGGCATCCAGAGCCTCTCCAAGCTCCTCGGTAACTCTCCAGGAGAAATCCTTGATTCGGGCCTGACCTCTCTTGTCATCCAGGTTCACAGGGCAGTCCCCAGTCTGAAGCAATCCAGACTTCAGTTCGATGTCGTGATACTTTCTCATCAGGGATTTCTGCCGATCAAAGATGGCCTTCAGCAGGTCACCCTCGACCTTTTCTTCCACAGCATGGTTGATATTCATTATTCTTCCTCCTTGTGATTTTCGAAAAACTCTTTCAGAACTTCTGAGGTGGACTTGAATTTTTCTTCGAAATCCGAGTCCATAGTATAATCGTAGATCTGGACGTTCCATCCGGAATTGAGCAGCTTCCACATCAGGTCATCCCAGGCAATCAGGAGTTTCTCCCGGGTTTCTACTACCCCGGCCATCTGTTCCCGATCACCAAAATTGAAGATAACCTCAGAGGAGGGTCGAGTATAAATAATGGTGGGATCGAGATCTTTCAAAGATCTCATGTAGGGGTCATCCAGAGAGTAGATGGGGTCTCCCCTCAGAACCTTCCCATATACCATCTCCTCAAAGGGAAGGAATCGATCAAAAATGACAGAATCTGGAAAAGCTGTCTCCCGGGTCATCTGGTCCAAAAACCAGAGGTGCTTCTCATCCTTTGTGTGGTTAGGTCCCATGGACTTAACCAGGGGAAGGCCTAGTTTTTGAGAGACCTTAACAGCCAGGGTAGTCTTTCCCGAGTTGTCCATTCCAGTAAAGATTAACATTGTTTACTCCTCCTTGTATTTAGGATGTTTATATTATATCACGACTTTCAGCGTTTGGGAATGGTATAACCCTTGTCCATAGAAACTATTTTCTTGGATTTTACCAGATTCTCAAGGGCCTTACGAATAGCCCCTATATCCATCCCCAAACTCTCCCTTAGAGCTCTCTTGGTAACAGGAACATTGGAATTTCGAAGTATTCCCAGAATTTCATCTTCCAGAGTCTTAATAGTAACATGGGGTTCTCCAGCAGCCCCCACAGTAACCCTATAACTGGGGTTTCCTATTTCTCCCATCTCAAAGTGTATATCCAAATCCGGGTAACTACCAGCCATTCGAAATTCTCTAGTAAGAGTTATGGTGGACGATCCAGAGGACTCAGCTAAATCTACTCTCTGATTGGGGGGAAGCTCCTCATCCTCGTCGGTTTTGGTAAGATACCAGGCAGACTCAACCCAACCATATAACATTACAGAGCCAGCCATTCTAGCTCCTCCACGAAGTGCCTGCTGATTACTACCTTTATTGTAGTGGTGAATCACCATAACACTAGTTTTGTACTGGGTTTTAAGACTCAGTAACCAATTCAATATGGGGTTGAGTTCCTTGGAGGAATTTAAGTCCCCATCAAACATAAGATAGAGGGGGTCAAACACCACAAGTACCGGTTTTATATCCCTTATGAGGGATTCAATCTGCTTCCTGTGGTCCTCATTACTGAGGGTAAATCCCTGCTGGTTGAGAAAAGTTATAGGTAGGTCGGGGGGGAATTCTACATGGAGTTTTTTAGAGGTTATCCTCTCAGCCTCCCCCACTAATCCCCGGTCTAGAATAATCTTTTCCGTTCTGTCCTTCATGATATAGTCAGCATTCTCATTCTGAACTACTATCACCGGACCCGGTTCCAGAACTGGAAATTTCCCCAGAAATGGCTGACCACTGGCTACTGAGACTACCAAATCATGGACTAGAGTAGACTTGAAGCATTTGGGCATTCCGGCTACTATTCCGTGAGATCTTCTCCCCCAAAACCCCTTTACTAACCACCCCTCAAAGGTATTACAGTTTCCCATAACCTCTTCGTAGTTAGAGGTTTTCATGAGTCCTATATTTCCTTCCTTTGGGTCCTCTATCTCCCCGGAAATAATCTTTTCCAATTCCTTTTGAATTCTAGAGTCTTCATCTCTTCTACCCTTATACTTATTAAATACACTATTTTTAATAAGGTAGATAATTTCCTGAGGAGTCATGCCCAACTCATGTAGGGAGTTTTCTACATACCAGATAGTCCCGGACCTATCCACCCCATCTAGAGACTCCAGGGCTAAAAGATCTCTTATCTTCTTGGGAATAGAATACTTGGCATATATCTTCCGCTCAGCTAGTGTACCCTTGTTAGAAGTCGCTGAAGGCTCGCTATGGGCTTTTTCCCAGGTAGGGGTAGTAGTTACACCCCCCACAAACTTACGTAGGTTTTTAGGCTTATAGACAGCCTTTGTGGCCTTGGGAAGTCCTACTCGGGGGGAGTTCTTGTATTTGTGGTTTATGGTTCCTGGTATTCTATAGACATGGGCGAAGTCAAAACAATCATCACATCCTATATGAGTAGCCAGGGCCTTATTGAGGGGAGTGTATTCCTGCTCGTCTATATATCGGTCTAGTTCCCATAATCCCTGATACTTGTTGGGGGAACTTTCCCAAATATAACTAGGCTTTGGGTCTAGAATGGATGGGTCCTCACACTCATCTATATCTTGAGCCATAAACTTGGTATCAACCGAATATTGATTCTGTCTCTTGGGTTTACTGAATGGCATAGGAGACCAATACAGGTCATAATTCTGTGGGGGGTATGTATCAAAAAATTCCCCAAGCTTCTCCTTAAAATCTCCCCCAAACTTGATGGGTACATCCTTCCAGGATTTCTCCCCCCTAGCCGCCAGAATAATATAGTCACCAGGTTCACACTGTTGGGAGAAGATACGGCTTAGAAACTTGATTGCTTCTCTCATGAATTACTTCTCCTTAATAGAGAAAAGGAGGATGGACTTATACCCATCCCCCCCTTGGTATCTTTGACTAAAGGAGTGGACTTACTCCTTATCATCTGCCTCCAGAGCTTTGACCAGGTCAGCCTTGGCCATTCCCTTGGTTACCTTGATTCCCCGGGTGCGGCACTCCTTCTTCAGGTCCTTGATAGACCAATCGGAGTAGTCTTCCTCATCCTCATCGGAATCTTCCTCTTCGGAATCTCCTTCCACCTCTTCCTCATCTTCCTCTTCCTCCTCGGGTTCAGCCTTCTTCTTGGACTTCTTGGTCGGCTTCTCAGCCTTGGCAGCCTTCTTGGACTTGGGGGCCTCTTCCTCAGGCTCATCATCCTCAGACTCATCGGAGCCTTCAGAATCCTCCATCATAGCGATCTCATTTTCGTAGGCACCCTTGATCTTGTTCAGGGCCTCCGTCATGGTATCAGCGGCAGCTCTCAGGGCTTCGTCCACAGAAATGGGGCCTTCATCGCCGGGCTGGCGAGAGATCAGCTCATCAGCGATCTTCAGGGCCTTGGAGGTAGCCTTATCGTCAACCTCATCACCGGACAGGGTTTCCTTCAACAGATTCAGCAGATCGGGGGTATCAGCCTCCAGAAATTTGGGTCTCTTGTTCTTTGCCATTATAATTTCCTCCTTATATTATTGTGGGACCTTTTCAGTTCCCTTATGGGATGTTTATATACTATCACAAAAAGAAGCAGTTGTAAATGTGTAAATTCTTGAGCTTTATTTAGCCTTCTTGATATCCCCAAAGAGGGCGGGATAATAGTAGTTCAATAGGTTATAAACCTCTTCAGCCACTTCTACCATCTGGGGATGGGGAGTGCCAGCTACACCGACCCACCTCATTTCCAAGAAGTGTCTCCACTCCCTTACATTCATAGTTACTACAATCTCGGTTTTGGTACTGTTGGGAAGTACCGAACGAGCCTCCTGGGGGGTAGCCCCAATCTTCAGCATCTCCATATAGTACTTCTCGGCATCCTCCATAGCTCTCGCCCAGACCCCGTACTTGGCTAGGTCCCCAGGGTTACTCAGGTCATAATTGAACCCGGTGGCCAGATCAATGAACTTGATCTCCCCCCCCCCAAACTTATCCCCAGCATAATTACAATACCGAGTGCTTTCCTGGGAGTAGGAAGCAATTCGATGACGAACCAGCTCATGAGTTACACCCCGATCACAGGTAAAGCGAATAGAAAGGTTGGCATGCTCCAGTACCGACCAGTGCTTTCTTTTCATAAGTCTTTGGATGAATTTCTCAGTGGTATCCCCTTCTACTTTTTCAGACTGGTAGCAGGTTCTCCCTGCGGTTTCGATGAGTCCATACAGGGTTTCCCGATCAGGAAAGAACAGGGGCTCAACTGTGGACTTAATAACCTTCATTTAGTTTCCCCCTTATAAAATATATCCACCGCAATATTCTTGCGGGAGGATATGTAGTCACAGAGATGAACAAACTGCTGGCTGGGAGTTTTAGGACGAGGCATCTTTCCATAGTAGTCCCACTGACCATGATGAGTCTCTATTAGAGATACCACAGTTGCCACTTCAAGATACCACTGGTCTCTCATTGGCTCCAGAATAGCTTCTACCTCAAGGGGATGGGTCTTACTGGGTTTAGCCAAATCATGTAGGGCCAAAGCGGAGACTATGGCATCCTCTTCCTCCTCAGTAAAGGAATATGTGGGAAATAGGGTTCTAGCCACATCCATAGCGGCTATAGTATGACGAACCAGTCCTCCCACACCTAACTCGTATCCCTGATGCCACTTGCCCGACATACTGGCAGGTTGTAGAAAGAAGTCCATGGGAGCACACTCCCTAAGACAAGTTCCCGTGAAGCGAAGCCACCTCAGTCTATGGAATCTTGATTCTAATGACATCACTTCCAGGCTTTGCTCTATTAGTTTGGTGTCCAACGTATCCATATTTTTCCTCCTTATATAATTTTAGAAGATACTGGGCCTTTGCCATAATTTCGGGATTACGAGTAGGTAGATGAAACCCAGTGCTCCCATCAAAATCTTGAAACTCCCAAGCATAATCTACTCTGGAAGCTATAGATGGATTTTCTTTCTGAAGCTCGGCCAGTTCCCTAGCCCACCCACTCCATGTGGAATCAGAAACTATATTTTCGTTGAATACGTAATAGATACAGGAATGAATTAAAACCTGAAGCCTTCTCCTAAGGATTAAGGCCCTAATTTCGTCTTCCTCTACACCTACCTGAGAAAGGTAGTAAGTGCCCCGAATTCGAGTAACCTCTACCTTTACCCTACGTTTTCTACCCACATCTCTCCCTCCTTACACCTAATAATACCACAGTAACCAACCTTTGTCCATGACGAAATTCTTGGAGGGCCCGGAGGCCCTCTAGATTACCTACCCCCCCCTTTATGATTCTCCTTAAGTACAATCCCAACCTTAAGGAAAAGCTCAGCATTCAGGTCTTGAAGTCTGTGGGTCATGTGATGCCACACCGTGGACTGAGGTCTATTTAATTGATCAGCCACAGTGTAGGTAGATGCCCCTGGAGTGTAGGCTAGGAGTCTAGCCTCCTCCAATATCTGTTCGTCTGAGTAGTGGTATCTTTTCTTCATGGTGTATCCTCCTTATTTGGTGAGGGCCTTCTGATCGGCCCCCAGATTTTTACCATCAGTATAACCCTTAGCGTAGAGTTCAGGGTTTCCAGAGCGATTGAGCCTTTTTCCAGAAGTACCCCTCTTGTTGGGGTCCATAATGGCCTTAGTCTTCTGTTCCACCAGGGCATCCTTAACCAGGATTAAACCCCAGCTATTCTTCTCTACCTGTTCCTTGTACTTGGCCTTCAGACCAGCCACAAATCCAGCAGTGTAGTCCCCTGAGATTCCATCTGTAGGAAGACCCTGCTTCCGATACTGTCTCCTAAGCTTCATCATGTTCTTGTCCAGGGTACTAGAAGCGAAGGTGAAAACAGCTTTACAGATAGCCACATCTTCCTTGAGACCCACAAAGAGAAGGCCATAACCAGGAACCCGAAGGAGGTTGCAGCGAAAGTTGTCACTGATGACTTTAGCCAGAGAGATGGCCCAGTGGGTATTGTGATACCCCTTAAAATATCCAGTGGCAACTTCCTTCTTCTCCTGGGGCTTATTCTGAAACTGAGCCATACTCAGGTTATGTTCGGCCATCAGCTTCTGAGCCTTTAGCATAGCAGCCTGGGCCTCATTCTCAGACGGGTTGTTGCCAGCCAGGGCCAGCAGCTTTTCAATTTTGGAAATGATATTACTTTCGGTCATTGTGGTTTCCTCCTGTGTTGGTAGTGGATTGATTACACTTACATTATAAGAGAATCGTCGAAATTTGTAAATGGCTAATTTGAAATTTTCTAAAAAAAAGAAGAGCCCCGTAGGGCTCCTCTATTTAGGGATTATCCATTAGCCAATTGGCCATGTTCATTAAATCCCCCACTACGTTAGAATCAAGAGTCTCTACCCATTCTCTGGGGATATTATCAGCCCCATAACAGGCCCCAGCAATTCCCCCCGTTAGAGCGGCTATAGTATCAGCGTCCCCCCCATGATTTACAGGGCCAATAACAGCCTCTCGAAAGTTGGTAGAGTGAGAACTCCAGTAAATGGCATTATTAACGGAGTTCTTCACGTGTCCAGTAGGCTCCATAAGAGAAGGCCCATAGATCGGAATAGAGTAGAGAGCCGAAGATACACTCTGACAGTACTTATCAATGTAATAACCGGATTCCGAGTTGTTGTGGGTTAGCCTTCCCTGATTTATGGCCAGATCAACCTCCCCACTCAGAGCTAGGAATAGAGCCCTCATAACAGCCCCGTTCCCAAGGTCCATCACTCCACGAACCTCCTGACGTCTCTTAGAGAGTCGCATCCACTCACGGGGAGGATTACTACCCCCCTGGACTATTGCGAGCCTACAGGCTCCTCCTACGTCCACAGGGTTACTTTTGAGCCACTTCACAAAACCAGTACAGCAATTATGGAGGAACTCACACTTACCTTTCATGCGGGCGTTGGCCACAATCATCATCATTTGAGTGTCGTCGGTAACTTCTCCAGGTATCAGGTCAAGCCAGCCTCCCCCGATGATTTGGTTGACCTCCCCATACTCCTGATGGATTTTCTCCTGGGTCATGAACTCCGTGGTTGCTCCCATGGCATCTCCAATAGCAAACCCCAGAAGAGACCCCAGGATACGATTTCTGTCTTTCTTCATAATATAACCTCCCTTAGAGAACCTGAATTAAGATTCTTTCGAACAGCATTCCAGCCAGGAAAGCCCAACCTATATACTTGAGCTGTTTCTTTACTATGGCTCTCTTCTGAGCCTCCCTACGAGCCTCCCTGCGGGCCTGCTGCTGTTTGGAATTTACCATTCTCTCTACGTCCCGGTCCGGGTCATAGGTCTCTAGGTAAATAAGATTCTGATTGTTCATGTTTTGGTTCCTCCCTTTTGAATTATACCCTTATTATAAGAGATAGTCATAGAAATGTAAATGGGTTCGTTGAAATTTTTATGGGGGGCTTCGGCCCCCTTTATTAGAGTCTGGATACCTGATTGACGAAGTCGTTGATGGAACCTTTCAGAGTGGATTTGATGAAGTGATTCTCCAAAGCCTGAGGGGTGTCCTTCTTCAGGGGCTTGTGGGTAACGAAGTCGGTATAGGCGTTGACCAGTCCCCACTGGGTACCGATGAAGTTCTGATTGTCTTCAGCCTTGTAAGCAGCCATAAACCGATCCCTCTTTTCCTCCATTCTCCGAACCTGAGTGGGATTGAATTCAGCCTTGACTTCGAAGATCTCATCCAGCAAATGGTCTACCTGGGTCTTAGAAACCCGGTTCTGAGCCATCAGAATAGCTTCCTTCTGAAATTCCGAGATATAGTCACTGCTCCGAATGAGGACCTCCTGAGCAGTGTGGAGCTTCCCCTTGATGGATTTGGTATGACGGAGGCTAATCTTGTTTGCCACTTTTCGGAAAGTCAGATTGAACTGATTCTGACAGACGATTCTAAGGGGGGCGATGGTAGCCTTCAGGGTGGTACTACCACTGTGAGAATTCTGGAAGATGATATGGGGAGCTACCTTATCCCCCATCAGATCGAACTCAGGAAGCTGAGCGATGATGTAGATAAATCTGTGATTCTCCCCAGCCTTCAGGAACCTTAGTCCCTCAGGAACCATGGAGTTGATGAAATCAAATCCCTCGATGTTCTGAACGATTTCGAATTGAGAGCCTACCACTCCGTAAGTGGTGTTGGAGTCTTCTCTCTTGGTGCAGAAGGCCCCAGGAATGGGAGTTCCATCCTGCAGAAATACAGGAACCTTCTCCACAGTGTAGTCCAGGTGAGAGAGCTTCAGAGCTTCCTCCACAGTAGTAGCTTTGGTGATGTTAGCACCGATGTTGGTCCAGGTAGCAGTACGAGTAGTAGTCATTTTAATGTTCCTCCTTGAAATTGGTAGTTGGTAGTGGGTTTGTTTATGCCAGTATTATAAGACTCTTGTACGCGTTTGTAAATGGGTAAATTAAAAATTTTCAAAAAAAAAATTGAGGAGGCCTTTCGACCTCCCCTACATATGTTCTCTAGAAGGGAACTCCAGAGGTTATTTGTTCCTCCAATGCGAAGAGTATATCTTGAGCTACCTCTCTCCTGTGGGGAAGGTCGGCCAGTCTCCTCCTGTGATAAGCCCCCAATAACCTTTGACTGGGGAGTCGGTCTAAGGCCTCATCCTGTTCATCAGTAAGATTTTTGGCCAGAAACAGCTTAGCGGCTTTTATAGTGGGAGTTTTTAGTCCACAAAGTACAGCTAGACCTGAGTTCTTATCCGAGATTACGTAAGGCCATTTGGCCGGATGGGCCTTATGGATGAATAGGGTAGACTGTCCCCACTGGAACTCTCCATAGGACCGGACCAACTTCTTATATTCGATTCCTACTTCTCTACATCTTATATAGTTGTATTCCTTTTCCACTTTTAATCATCCCCCTTATCACTATTATAATATAAGTTGAAGAGCATAAAGTCTAGTCTTTGGGTCGATTTTCTACCTTTTTCATGTTTTCCTTGCTAATCATCATAAGTTGACGCCAGTATTTTGGCATTTTATTCTGGCAAATGGCCAATTCCCGAGGGCTTAATTCCCCTCCCCCCTTAATCCTAAGAGCCATAGAGGTCAAAAATTGAGCATCGACGGCTCCAAAACCCATATTGTTCTTGTCCATGGTCTCCCCCATAGCCTTTTCCCATGGAGTTTGAAAGTCGGATATAAGAACTATGGCCCGATAAAGGGCTTTTTTATTGGTTTTTACCAGATTTTGTAGGTATTCCTTCCACTGTTTTTGATTAGTAAACTGCTCCCAAGGCCTCATAAGTTCTCATCACCTTTCTCTCTAGATCGCCAGGACCGTCCGGTTACCTCTTCCCAGATCTTAGGACCTAATTCAGTCTCTATATTATCCCCATTAGATCTAATAGTCTGAACTAGATCAAAGGGATTTTTGGCCACAATATCCGAACTCAGTTTCTCAGAATATATAGTTACTTCTTTTCGGGTCTTCTTAATATGGTGTTTTCCAATATACTGAATAAGGTCTAATCCATTCACAGACTGGGACTTTTTCTTTCGCGGAGGCCTGGGCTTATTTTGAGTCTCCCCCTTCTTTAGATCTCTGAGGTATTTTTGGGCTGTGGATGGGAGAGGCATACCATAAGACTCAAATAGCTTAACAATCTGGCTCTCTGTGATATTTGGAAAGGTTTTTATTATATTGGTAAAGCCAAAGATATCTGAGAGTCCCTGGTATCTAAGGACTGGAACATTTTTTCCAAACCGGGATACCCCATAATATAGCTTCTCAACGAGAGAGGGATCGTAACTATGAACTTTTTCCAAACTTCCTTTTTTAGCTGTTTTGGCCAAATTGGTTACCAGGGTTAACACTTTCCCCCGGTTGGTATAGTTATCCACAAGCCCAAAATAGGTTAGGTACTCAGAATAAGAGCCACAGACTACCTGTGAAGAGAATCTTAGAGTCGGTAGGGGATTCCTAGAGCAAGGTCCTTTTATCAATTCTACTTCCTCGAAGCAGACCAGTCCTACCTCTTCGACTGGGGTAAATGAGTATATCTCATTATATTCAGGATGATACCCAAATACAGCAAACTTATTCTCTCTCATGGACGAGATGAGAAACTGGGAAATATTTTGAGCTCCCCTCAATCTGTGAAGTGGATTATATCCTTCTCTCCGAATAAACTCATATCTCAGGTCATCGGTGAAAAAGACTTGAATGAGAAAATCTTCCCCTTTTACAAGATTTAGTCTCATGATGCTTTCCTCTGCTGAGTAAAACTTGTACACGTTATCACCTTCCTTCTTATGGAGTATACCACCTCCCAGGAGTTTTGTAAATGGGTAAAACTCTAGACATATATATATTATATTACATATATATGCAATATGGCCTGACCGTATTATAATATATATAAGATACGACCCAGAAAAATCACTCCCGTATATGTGCAACTGTATATATGCATATACGACTCCACAAAAAATCCCGTATATGCGCATTGCTATATATGCATATACGAAATTTAATTTTGGGCCGTATATGTGCAACTGTATATATGCATATACGGTTTAACTTTTTGTAAAAATCCCGTATATGCATATATAGCAATGCACCATATGCGGTAGTTTTAATAGAACCGTATATGCATATATAGCAAAACGCCATATACGACCCTCCCGCACCTTATATAGAATATGTAATATATAAAATATATCATAGCGGGCCAGTGGGCCTCCGCCCCTGCTGGGGGCTCCGGACCCACGGCGCCGCAAATGTAAGAGAGAGTTTGAAAAAAAAGTTCAAAAGACCCATTTACAAATCGAGAGTTCTCTCTTATAATAAGGGTGTAAATCAAAAAGGGGGTTAACTCAAATGAAGTACTTCAAAAATCTCAAGGACGCTAAGGCCTACGCTAAGAAGAATCCCGAGTACAAGTCCATCTGGTTCGACTCTTCCCTGCATATGTATTATCTGAGCTGCATCTAATCTCTCAACTAACTAATTTAAGGAGGAACTCAAAAATGAAAAAAAAAGTATCGAAGAAAGATATGGCTTTCCTGAAAAAGCTGATGGCTGACTTCAACGACTACTCCGAACTCGTGGCTCTCAACTATGAACAGAAGAAGGAGAAGCCTGAATTCGACGAAGGTACTCTCCAGTGGAACCGAGGCCATCTCTACTGTGTAGAAGAGATTATGACTAACTTTGCTCATTCCTGTGGAGTGAAGCTGGTCTTTACCTGTGGAACTCATCCTTTCCTGGAGAGACAGCTGGAGTATATGACTGTTCACCTGGAGGGAGAGGATACCACCTACCATCGGACTAAAAGTTCTGATTTCCAGGTTCGTTAAGATCTAAAGAATAAATCCCTGGAATCAAGAGTTCTGGGGGTTTATCTTTTTCCTGGGATATGGTATAATAAGAGTATAGGAAGGAGGTATAGACTTATGGAACCTAATGAACATAAGGAACATAAGGAACCAGGAAAAAAGTATATTAGTGAGGAGTACCTGCTGGAGGTACTAAACAACGTTTATGACTGTAGGGATATTCTCCTTGAAAAATGTATCTGTGGAAGGTCAGTGTATTGCTTTGGCTGTAGATGGTGGGACACTCTGGCCTGGGTGAAGGAAGTGGTCAAGAATGCCCCTGGGTTTATTATTACCCCACCTGTATAAGTGTATATTGGGGGTTATCCCCAGAGAGATATATCCCTGCATGGGGTCACTGGGGCTTATAAGGGCCATCTTTAGGGGGTTACTGGTATAGTTTTATACCCAGGGATTAAAAAAGGTCATACAGAGCCACCAGCGACCTCACACAAAATCAAGAAAGTGGGTATAATATGGAAAACAAGGACAAGAATCAGTGTTATCAAGAAAACTCAGGGTGTCAAGAAAGGAATCAAGACTACACTGAAAACCTGATAACCCGAAAGAGGATGTCTCGAGATACCTTATTCTCTGTGGCCTGTCTGCTGGTATCCCAACGGTCTACCTGTCTCCGGTCCCAGGTTGGAGCTGTGGTTGTGAAGGATGGTCGTATCGTGTCTATGGGATACAATGGACCTATCTCCGGCATGCCTCCCTGTGTACAGCCTAACCCCCTGATAGACTGCCTGGACGTAAAGAATCCTTATTTCTCTTCGGGAGAAGGACTGGAGTATTACCAGAGAGTCTGTATGGGTCCGGGGTGTACCAGGAGTCTTCATGCTGAGACTAATGCCATTGCCTTTGCTGCCAGGGCTGGAGTATCAGTGGAAGACTGTATCCTGTATTGTACTATGTCACCCTGTATCAATTGTGCTAAGGTGATTGTGAACTCTGGTATTAAGGAGCTGAAGTATCTAGAGGACTATAGAGACTCTGCGGGACTGGAACTGCTGAAAAAGGCGGGAATTAAGGTTACGCAGTTAGATCTGCTCTGGGGTGGGGAGGTGATATTAAATGATTGATTTCCCCTGTGATAGCTGCATTTCTCGAAAAGATGGGTACATAAGCTGTGATAGTAGATACAACTGCTACGCGCTGGAAAAATGGACTGATGAGAGTTCTGATGAGCTAAGAGAGGTATATGGGATTCAGGAAACCACTATTATGGTTTGGAGAGAGCTCGAAGAGATAGCCCGAAAAATCGATCGCTCCATTCTCATAAGTTCTCTAGCACAGGAGTCCAATTATCCTCCAGCTACTGTGGAAGTAGTTTATACTCTCTCTGGCGAAGATCGGGTATTTACTCGGAAAGTGTTGGAGCTTTGTGCTGCTCATGGAAGAGACCCCATCGAATTCGTGGCTCAGCTGATTACGTTCGAAGCGAAGTCGAAGAGAGATCAAGAGAAATGGTGACGCGTTCGACGGAACGACTTCGAAAACAGAGGGATAAGGATACTTATACCCTAGTTTACACAAGGTTTTGAATCAAATTTCTATAAGGAGGAAATCGAGATGGTATGCTTTAATCGGGATAAGGAAGGAAGATGCTTGGCCTACAACGAGGCTAACTGCTCGGAGGAGTGTTCGGCTCGGATAGAGACGATCGATCAAAAGATCGAATTGCTGATCTGTCTGCTGAGTAGAGCCCAGTCCAAGAAGGATAGGAGGGAACTGGGTATGGAGCTGGCTGAGGCTGGAGAGTTTAAGCTGGCTCAGAATCGAGGAAAGTTTGAGGACTGGATGTCCTGTTATCTGGATGATAAGCACAGAGGAAGCGGTGGAGGAGCTTCGGAGTCTGATTCGAACAAGAAGGCTGGAATGAAACAGCTGATGAAGGATAATCGGGCTATCGAGACTAAGCTCTCTAAGACTCAACAGGAAGAATATAAGGATGCTCTCCAAAAATTTGAGGAGGAGCATGGAAAACTGGAAAAGCTGGGAAGGAGTAGCTTGTCCCGGTCCACTGTGGATTCGTATTTGGTAGATAGTGAATGAGTCTCTAGATTTCTAGAGTTCTCTTATGGACAAAAGAACATTACTACCTTATAATTATATTAAGGGGTAAACCCAAACAAAAGAAAGGATAGAAGTAAATTATGGAAGGTATGACTATTACTCCCCAAATCAAGCGTAGAGTGTACGAAGAACTGGACTACATAGGAGTATCCCCTGCCATTAGGGGGTACAACTACCTGGCTGACCTGGTCTGTAAGGTACTGCAAGACCCCAGAAACCTGCATCAGATTACCTATATGTATCAGGTGGTAGGAGCTTCCTGGGATAAAAATGGGTCTCAGGTAGAAAGAGCTATTCGGCACGCCATAGAGTTGGTGTTCAATAGGATGGGTATAGACTCTCCTTTACGGTATCTGTTCTCCTATATGGACTCCAATAAGGGAAAACCCACCAATCAGGAGTTCGTTGCTACTGTGACGAATGCGGTAAGGAAAGGTTTGGAGGATGAGGCCTCTAGTTCTGAGGTTCCTGGGCAAACCTGTATAGCCTATATAGGATAATCTGACTCAAGAGTTTAGGCCATTTACATATTATAAATTGTGTGATATACTATAATCATCCCAGGGGGACACCCCCACATATCCGAACTACTTAACCCTATAACCATATAGGACAAGGACAGTGGCAAGGACCCTCTGGGACCTATAAGGGCCTTTAGCTCAGTAGGTTAGAGCCTCCGGCTCATAACCGGATAGTCCTGGGTTCAAATCCCTGAAGGCCCACCATCTGCAGGTGTAGCACAACGGTTAGGGCATCAGCCTTCCAAGCTGAGGACGGGGGTTCAACTCCCCTCACCTGCTCCAGGGGATTATATCCCTAACGCGGCCTCCCTTTCGTAAATATATCGGGCATCCCGTAAAAGCCTGACTGGTTCACAGCTCCAGTGCAATTCTGGTTGGGAATAACTGGGTATGGTGGAACTGGTAGACATCCAAGATTTAGGTTCTTGTGGAGCAATCCGTGGGGGTTCAAATCCCCCTACCCAGACCAAAGGTCATATGAATGGCCTCCTCAGTTGGTAGAGGGGAAATCCCTGGTAAGTGGTCCTTTTAGTGGCTATACTGCCAGGGATTTTCAGTACCCTAAAAATCAAGAGTTTTATCATGGACAATTTCAATAAGGTATGGTAGAATTATCGTATCAGGAAGTATCTATTTCTTAAAAATGGTCCAAAATCCTCCATTTAAGGGGCTTAAATCCCCTGGTGGGGGAATTTTTATGGGCCAAGCTCGACAAATTTTAATACCAAATCAAGAGAAGGGGGTGAATCCATGGGGGACACTAAGGGGACAAAAAGGGTAAAATATGATGAAGCTGTCAAGGGGTACAGTCCCCAGGAGCTGAAGAAACACCATGATGAAGCCCTTACCTATTATATAGAACACGCTGGGGAAGTCAGTGTCAAAGTTTTATCCCGTGTGGGTAAGGTCCCACAGTCCTATGTAAGAAAGTGGATTAAGGAGGAGAACTGGAACCAATACGTTTCTGAGGACCCTGACGACAAGATCAAGGTAAGTGAGAAGACCAAGGAGTTTATCCAGTCTGCCGCTGAGGAGTATGGCCTTACTGAGCAGGAGGAGATGTTCTGCTACCAGTACTTCAAGTGCAAGAATGCCACTCAGGCAGCTCTAAAGGCTGGATATAATTCTGCCTGGGCCTATAACGCTGCCTATAAGCTCCTGAACAAGCCCAAGATTAAGGCCTTCCTTCGTGACCTTCAGTCCCATGTCTGTGAAGAGGTATTTATAGATACCCTGGACATTATTCGTATGTGGGCTAAGATAGCCTTTGCTGATATGAACGACTACGTGTCTGTCTCTGGGGCAGGGGTTATGCTGAGGGGGTCCAATCAGACTGACGGTCAGGTTATTACTGAGATCAAGGAAGGCAAAGATGGTGTTACCATTAAGATGGCTGATAAGATGAAGGCCCTTGATAGGCTATCGGCCTACTTTAAGGTACTGCCTGGGGATAAGGCTCAGGATGCTAAACTGAGGGTCATAGAAAAAGCTCTTAACTCTGATAACGAGGACGATGAGCCTCTGAAAATAGAGATTGTGGGTGTGTGATGTGGCACGAGTAAGAAAAGAGGTCAATGAACACTTCAGGGAGTTTGTGGGTGACTGGAACTCCAAATTCTATTTTCTGCTCGGGGGATATGGTTCTTCCAAATCCTACCATATAGCTCTTAAGATTATTCTTAAGTGTGCGGAGGAAAAGAGAAAGGTTCTCGTGGTTCGTGAGGTCTATGAAACCATTCGAGAGTCTTGCTTCTCACTCTTTGAGGAACTGGCCGAGGACCTTCACCTTACAGATGATAAACATGGTTCTCCGGCAATGCGGTTCATCCAGTCTCCAATGAAGATACGCTTTAAGAATGGTTCTCAGATAATCTTCAAGGGTATGGACAAGCCTGCCAAACTGAAGTCCATAAACGGAGTAACTATAATTTGGATAGAAGAGGCCTCTGAGCTCAAGTACACTGGCTATAAGGAACTGCTGGGTCGTGCTAGACATCCTACCCAAAGTATCCATTTCATTCTCTCTGAGAATCCAGTGGACAAGGGAAACTGGACCTATAAGCAGTTCTTTAAGGACGAAGAGAATGGCCGATTCATCCTGAATGATGAGGAGCTCTATCAAAAGAGGGTTATAAGAACCAAGGATACCTACTACCACCACTCTACTGTAGATGATAACCACTTTCTTCCGGCTTCCTATATAGAACAGCTGGATGAGATAAGGTCCTATGACCCTGACCTTTATCGAATTGCTCGGTTAGGCCACTTTGGTATCAATGGTACTAAGGTCCTTCCCCAATTTGAGGTGGCTAAATCTCACCTGGACGTTATGTCTAAGGTGGCTTCCATCCCGGACAAGTTCAAATTTAACGGGATGGACTTCGGGTTTGAGACCTCCTACAACGCTTTGGTTCGTATGGCTGTGGATGACCAGCAGAAGATTCTATATATCTACTGGGAATACTACAAAAACCATATGACTGATGATAAAACGGCTAAAGAGCTCAAGGAGTTCGGCATGGATAAGGTACAGATTATTGCTGATGCTGCTGAGCCTAAGGCTATTACCTTCTACCAACAGTCTGGCTTCCGGATGCGAAAGTGTAGAAAGTGGGCTGGTTCTCGGTTGGAGAACACAAGGAAGGTAAAACGTTTCCATAAGATCATCTGTTCTCCTGAGTGTAAGAACTGTATCAAAGAGTTGAGAAGTCTTACATATCTGGTTGATAAGAACGGAGATCTTATATATGATGAGTTTAATATCGACCCACATACCTTCTCGGCCATCTGGTATGGCCTAGATATGTATACTGTGGCCGATATGAAGGAAATTCCACGAAACAGTAAGAAAGGCGGTGACTCTTTAAGTGCCTGAAGTTGAAAAAGTAGATGCAGTAGCTTCTGGCCTTAGAGTTCCCTATAGTCTTATCTCTGGGGAACTGGAGGGACTGTATGGCTCTAGGGTTCTGGCCGAAATGGCTGAAATCATAGGATACTACAACGTATATGAAAGTGGGGCTGGGTTTAACCCTGAAGGCTCCCGGAGTGACTATGTTCCCTCCAATCTGAGGTTCAAACAGGCCTCTTCCCTCATCAACAAAGAAGCCCGTTTCCTCTTTTCTCGATCCCCCGATCTGTGGGTGGATGTTCCCCATGAGGAAAAGGACCATCAAAAAGCCTTGGCTCAGGCTTCTGTTCTACAGAACCTGGTGGACAATGTTCTTACCAGGAATCATTTTAAGTCCAAACTTCTCAAGGCGGCTAAGGACTGCTTTATTGGTAAGCGGGTGGCTTACTTCGTCAACTTTGACGAGGAGAAGCAGACTATAAAGGTCAACTTTATTCCCTCTCTGGAATTCGTATACGAGACCGATGAGGACGACAGTGACCTTATTACTAAAATAGTAGCCTTCTATACTGTGGTCGATTCTAAGACCAAAGCTGACCAGAGAATCTATAAGAAGAAATACTGGATGGATAATGGTCATTGCTGGATAAACGAGGCTATCTACGATGGACACGGAACCCTGATAGATGAGATTACCCCCGACAGGTCCACTAAGTTTACCTATATTCCTGCAGGAGTCATTGTGAACGATGGTTTGACCGGAGATATGCTGGGAGAATCTGAGATTTCCAACCTGGAGGACTTTGAAAGTTGGTTCTCCCGTCTATCCAACGCTGATATGGACGCTGAGAGGCAGGGTATGAACCCAATTCGCTGGGCAAGGGATATGAACCCAGATTCTACTAAGGGCCTATCCATCGCCGCAGGAGCCTTCTGGGACCTTTCCACAGATCAGAACTCCGCTGAGGGAGTAACTGGTGAAGTGGGGGTTCTGGAGACCTCTATGAACTACACCAACGCCATCACCTCCACTCTATCCCGTATCAAGTCCAGTATGTATGATACTGTGGATATGCCCGATGTATCCCCCGAGGCTCTGAAAGGTGTGGTCTCCAGTGGTAAAACCCTGAAGGCCATCTATTGGGGACTCATTGTTCGCTGTGAGGAGAAGATGCTGGCCTGGAGACCGGCCCTCGAAAGTATCGTAAGAATCATTATAGATGGGGCCAAGCTCTACCCTGGTTCGGCCAAGCCCTTTATGGAAGACCCCGTTCCCGATGTTCTCTTTGAAGTTCGGGTTGACAATCAGTACCCCCTGCCTGAGGATGAACAGGAAGAGAAGCAGATTGACCTGGCTGAGGTTCAGGCTCAGACCATGTCCAAGAGATCTTATATGAAGAAGTGGCGTAACCTCACCGATGAGGAAGCTGATATGGAACTTCAGCAGATTGCCAGAGAAAGAGAACTATTGGAAGATTCCTTCTCAGGGATTCCTGGAACTCCTACGAATGGGGAAGATTCTAATAAGGAAGATGAGAATATTGATGAAGGAGAGGAGAACTCCGATGAAGGAGGAAGTGAAACTGGAGATTCCGGAAACTAAGGAATCTACCATAGAGGAATTTGTAGTCCATTACGCTGATGGTTCTGGTAAAGTCATAAGGAGTGGGTTGCTGATAACCCAGGTAGGAGAAGATATAGAGATTATGGGTCTCAATTCCTCTACGGGGGATTATCTTCTGGCCCTATCCGCTATGCAGCAGGCCCTAAATCGAATTTTAGAGTTGGAGTAAGGAGGGATAGGGGTTGGCTAAAATCAGTTTTTACAATGCCGAGCAGACAAGACTTGAGATAACCAAAGAGCAAGAAGAAGAAATAGCCAATCTCTATAAGCAGGTCTATAAGGATTATAAGAAGCAGATGGATGCTCTTCCCCTAAAGGGAGAAGGCACTGTCTCTCAGTCCATCCAGAGAACCTACCTTAATAAACTCACCAAGCAGTTAAAAGAGGCTTATCAGTCTATAAGCTGGGACCTAGAAAGCCAAATAGAGAAAGGTATGTTAGATGCTGCTGGAGCTGTGGTAGAAGATAATGACGCCTGGCTAAAGAAAGCTGGGATATCCATCAAGGGAGCTTACAGCTATGTTCCTAAGGATATAGTCTATAAACTATCCACAGGAAAGGTATATGGGGAAGGTTGGACACTGAGTAAATCCATCTGGGGTCAGGAACAGAAAACCCTCCACGATATAGATCAGGTTATAGCCATGGGAGTGGCGGGAAATAAATCTGCCTATGAGATAGCTAAAGACCTGGAGAAGTATGTGAATCCCTTGGCCAAAAAGGAGTGGGACTGGTCTAAGGTCCATCCGGGAACCAATAAAAAAGTGGACTACAATGCTCAAAGACTGGCTAGGACTATGGTATCCCATTCTTATCAACAGTCCCTCCTGGCTACTACTCGGCATAATCCCTTCGTTCACGGATATAAGTGGAGATCAGCTCACACTAGTAGAACCTGTGAAATCTGCAATGAGCGGGATGGAAAGGTCTACTCTGCTGACGATCTCCCCTTGGACCATCCTAATGGACTTTGCACCTTCCTCGTGGAGATGGACAGCTTAGAGAACATAGCCGATAGACTAGCTGACTGGGCTCTTGGTAAAGATGATGCTGGGATAGATGAGTGGGCCAATAGTATGTTTCCCAAGGCTGAATTAAAATCTAATCCACTCCAGAAGGAGTGGCTCGGTAAAGCTGGGTTCTCCAAAAGTCACATGCCCCAAAGTTTCTATGAGTTTGCCAGTGGGTTAAGTCCTAATGATAAATCTGAGCTACTGAAGTTGGCTGGTAGTAGTTGGAGCGACCCCCACCCCTATCAGGCCATGGAGAAGTGGTATAACTCCAACATACTATCTGGTCCATCCCAGAAGATAAAAGACTCTATCATAAAATCCCAGCCTCATAGAACTAGACGTAAAACGGGAGCTCTTACCTTTAAGGACTGGATATCAGGAGTTAAGAAGAATACTGAATCCTCTATGTTGGACTGGGAGAGACGGGGGCTACAGAAGTTGCCTCAGACTCAGCTAAAGGCCCTAAAGAAGTATACTGGCTCTAGCTATGAAGAGATGAACTCCTACCTAAGATATGTGGGTAGTGGAGTAAGTAGAGATGAAGCTATAAGAAGGTCTGGTATTAGCTCCTCCCAATTAGAGGCTATTGAAGAGGCCATGAAGGGACTAAATTCCCTGAAAACTACTGAGTCCCTATACCTACGTAGAGGAACCGATCTCGGAGATCTAGCTGGACTCTTACCTGGAAGTTTCCATGAAAACAGGGATAAACTATCCCACATGTCTGTGGAGGAGCTAAACCAAGAGCTCTCGGGGGTAGTGGGAACTTACAATGGATTTACAAGTACCTCCAGTCTCTGGGATCGTGGATTTCATGGAAACGTGGAAATAATTTTCCATGCTCCCCCGGGAACCTCAGCTTCTTCTATTATGAGTATATCCAATTTTGGAACGGGGGAAGGAGAAACCCTATTAAACGCTGGAACTACAGTTAGAATTGTTTCCATAGAAAAGTCAAATGGCCATATGGGTTCTACTATCAGAGCCTTCCTGGAAATAATTCCCTAAAACCCATTTACAATCTCTCTTAGTTGTGGTATAATAAAGATGAAGGAGGAATAGCCCATGGGTGACTTTGAAAAACGGATAGAGAGTGAGGCTAAATCTGTTACCAGAATCACCAACTCCCTACTAAAGTGTAAAGACTGTAGGTTCAAGCTGGATGATTCTAAGATACTGGGGAATACCTCCCAGTGCATGCAGTATCCCATAAAACCTAACCAGGTGCTAAAAGGGAAAGACTGCCCCAAGTATAAGAAGGAGGACTAACCAAAAGGTTAGTTCTTCTTTTATATATGCCTTTTCACCAACTGCAGGCGTAAAAAGAACAGTTAGGGTATTACAGACCAGGGCTGTCTCCCTGGGGGAAGGAGTACACTATGTACGATTTTGAAACTCACACCTGGAGAAAAATTGGTATTCAGTTCTTCGCTAGTGGAGCTAGTGGAGCCGGAGGAGAGGGTGGTTCTGGTACCGCCGAAGGCGGCTCTGGTGGCTCCGGAAGTGAAGAGGGGGGTAACAACTCGGGTACCGGTAGTCAGTCCGGGAAGACCTTTACTCAGGAGGACGTAAATGCTCTTCTGAAGAAGGAAAAGGAGTCTGCCAAGAAGGCCCTTCTGAAGGAACTCGGCGTTGAGGACGCCAAGTCCGCTAAGGATGGTTTGGCCAAGTACAAGGAAATCCTGGAGAAGGACAAGACCGATGTTCAGAAGGCCCAGGATACGGCTGCTGCTGAAACCAAAGCCAAAGAGGCTGCTGAAAAGAGAGCTCTCCTGGCTGAGGCTAAAGTGGAAGTTCTGTCCGCTGGCTGCAAGCCTGAATATTTGGACGATGTCATTACTCTGGCCATGATCAAAGTAACTGGGGACAAGGACCTGGCTACTGTGGTCAAGGAAATGAAGGAGGATACCAAGTACTCGGCTTTTTTCGGAGAATCCGATTCTGGCTCTGGTGACAAGGGAACTGGAGGCGGCTCTGGATTTAAGAAGAAGGAAGGCTCCAGCAAGAAGGGTGACCTGGGTTCCCGTCTGGGAGCTAAGGTTGCCAGCAACACCACAAAAAATCCCTATTTCAACAACTAATCAAAGGAGGACAATTTAATGCTTAATCAGACTGGCGTCAAGAAGACTACCTATGGTGCTCCCGTTCAGATTCTGTTCAACGTTCAGAATCAGATGTCCGTGGGCATCCGTGTGGACAAGACCTACTATGTGACTCGTGATGGCCGCAAGATCGTTCCGGCTGGTACTCCCCTGAGTGGAGATCTGACCACTCGCAACACCGCCTTTGTCAAGGCTGTAGATGAAAGTGCAGCCAGCAAGGGAGATGGAAAGGCTGCTACTGGCATCCTGCTTCACGATGTGGATGTTACCGATGGAGATGCCAATGGCACCCTGCTCATCTGGGGCTTCGTTGATCTGACTAAGATCGATGCTACTACGGCTGCCCTTATCACCGCCACTCGTAAGACTGAGCTGGCTGGTAAGATCACCTTCCTGAAGTAAGTCACCACTACACCATACAATAAAGGAGGAAAATCTTTATGCCTACTATTTTTGACTTTGTCAATGCCAATGAGATGGTCTCCTATTGGGAGACTCTGACCAAGGACCGTCCGCCCTACCTGGGTGAAACCCTGTTCCCCGCCCAGAAGAAGCTGGGCCTCGACCTGAAGTGGATTAAGGGCTCCGCTGGCCTGCCTGTGGTTCTGAAGCCCTCTGCCTTTGATGTGGGAGCTGTTCCCCGGGCTCGTATTGGCTTCGACAAGCTGACTGCTGAGATGCCTTTCTTCAAGGAATCCCTGTATATCGATGAGGAACTGCGTCAGCAGCTGAACATGGTCCTGGAGACCGGCAATCAGGCCTATATCGATGCTGTTCTGAACCGCATCTTCAATGACAACACCGTTCTGCTGGAAGGTGCTGCCGCCCGTCGTGAGCAGATGCGTATGATGGCCCTGACCACGGGAGCCATCTCCATCGTTGCCAACGGCCAGACATATACCTATGACTATGGTATTTCTGAGTCCCACAAGCCTACGGTATCCACCTCCTGGAGCACTACCACTGTGGACATCGGAGCCGACATTGTGGCTGGTCAGGACCTCATTGAGGATGATACCGGAGTTCGTCCTACTCGGGCTGTCTGCTCCCGTAAGACCTGGGGCTATATGCTCAAGAATGAGATCTTCAAGAAGTCTATCTATGTCCTGTCCCAGGGCCAGGCTACCCTGACCGACTCCGTTCTAAAGCAGTATCTGCAGGATACCTATGGCCTGGAAGTTGTGGTTTACTCCAAGCGCTACAACAACGACTCCAAGACGGCTACCAAGTACGTTCCCGATGATCTCTTCGTCATGTTCCCCGCTGGCTCCCTGGGTACTACCTGGTTCGGCACCACCCCTGAGGAGTCTGACCTGATGGGCAAGTCTGTGGCCAACGTTTCCATCACCGATGTTGGTGTGGCTGTTACCTCCATTGAGAAGGCTGACCCCGTGAACGTGGAAACCAAGGTCACCATGATTTCCCTGCCCTCCTTCGAGGCTGCCGATCAGGTTTATATCCTGGACGTTATGGCCTAAGGAGGAATACACCATGCTCAGAATTACTAGGGGAGGACAGACTCTGTTAGTTCCCAAGGGGGCTTTTAAGGAACTGTACTCCCCCCTGGGGTGGGTAGTGGAAGGAAGCTCTCCTACAGCCTCGCAGTGGCCCGATATGGGAGTTAGTGGGGAAGGGGATACTACCCCCGACCCCGAAACTCCCCCTGACGCTCCCTCCAGTGACCCAGAGTCCAATAAAAACCTGGACGAGGAAGGTATACTCCAGAACATGTCCGAGGTGGAGCTTAAGCAGTATGCCTCTCTACTGGGTATCAAGACCAAGAATCTGAAGACCCGGGAAGGGCTAATGGAGGCTATTAGGTCCCACAGGGAGTAAGGAGGGAATACCTATGTCCAACCTTGACCACCTAAAAATCATTCTTCGTGAAGGTGACATACCCTTCTTTACCGATGAACAGTTGGAGTTCTACCTCAGTCAAAATGGGGGAGATCTTAGGACTACAGCTTATCAGTGCTTACTGGTAAAAGCCGAGGATACCACTCTCTCTGTGAATGGTCTCTCCACGGCTGATACCAGTAAGTACTTTCGTAGACTGGCTTCCCAGTATAGGCCTTTTAACTCTGGAATACTTAAGGGGTGATATTATGAATCCCAGCTTTGAGAAACATAAGCTTCTTAGGTTTATCAAATCCCAGGGTAGGGTCTACTCCTTTAATGGTTTTGAGAAAAATCAGTTTGGAGAACCTACTGGGAAAACTAAGACTGTGAAGGTTAGTGGGGTTTACCACGAGTCTCAGGGATATGTGACCAATACTGCAACCGATGGTTCAAATATTAAGTCTAAGCCCAGTTCTCTCATTATGTGTCTTAAGGAGGATTCCCTTTCCCTGGAAAGAGACATGTCCACTACTATTCAGGACAAGGAGTATAAGATAGTAGATTTAAGGGATGTAAACAATTTTGGAGTAGCTTGTGACATTTCCCTGGAGTTGGTACTTAAATGAGTTTTCGTACTGACTTCTCTGAGTTATATTCCTGGTTAAACTCGGCCCCTGGGAAGGCTGAGATGGCCCTAAATCTATATGCCACCAATGCAGCTCTGAAACTTCAGAACTATGCCCGGGATAATGCTCCCTGGACTGATAGAACTGGCCATGCCAGACAGAGACTTACTGGAACGGTCTCTAGAATTGATAAGGGATATAGGATAACCTTGGCCCATGGAGTGGACTATGGTAAGTGGTTGGAACTGGCCCATGAGAAAAAATACTCCATAATTCAACCCACCCTTCTAGTGAACTCTAATGAGATTATGGCTGGACTTAGTAAGCTTTTGGAGAAATTAGGAAATGGCTGATGGAAGAATGCAGGACATATACCTGCACCTAAAAAACGATGGATTTGAGGTATACTTCCCCGCCCAGAAAGTGGGGGAGTGTATCTCTCCCTATGTGGTTGTTAGGGATGCAACCACTTCCAAATATTTGGACTACTCCAGTACAGTAACATATTATGACATACTATGTTATATCCCTAAGGACCACTTCAGTCAATTGGAGCCTTTTGTGGAAAAGGTTAAGGAGTCTATGAAGGGACTAGTTCCCATGATACTTCCCACCTATACCCAGACTCAGTCGTATTATGATGATTCTGTAAAGGCCCATATGATTAGTGTTCTGTACAAAAACTACCGAAAAATATCTTAAGGAGGTATTTACATGGCTACTAACCCCAAGAAGATTACTGAAATTCCCACTATTGACGTTGCTATGGTCATGGTGGAAACTGATGATGAGTCTTTTATCCTAGATACCGCAAATAAGATCGAGGTTGAACCCCAGATCGAAACTACGGATGCGGTAAAGCTCATTGTAAAGGGAAGACTGATTGCCCAGAAGCCTGAGGAGAGTACCATTACCGGCAACCAGATTACCCTTACCGACAATGTATTCTCCCCCGAGCTGGTGAAGATGCTTCAAGGTGGAACCATTAAGTACTGGTCTAGTGCTGAGCACACTTCTACCAGTACTTCTACTACTGAGTTCGGCATCGCTGGATATGACCCCCCCATAACGGGTTCTGGAGAAAAGGGAAAGGTCTTCAAGCTGCACGCATTCTCCGCCCAGTATGATACCAGCGGCCAGATCGTCCAGTATGAGAAGATTACCTATCCCAACTGCCAGGGCGTTCCTGTGGCCTTTGGTTCTGAAGACGGGGCTTTCCGGGCTCCCGAGTATACCATTAACTCGGCACCCAAGAGCAACGAGCCCCCCTACAGTATCAGCTACGTTACGGCCCTTCCCACTTCGACCTAATTGGAGGTAAATACACATGGCAAACAAAAACACCCCCATCAATTGTGATGAGGCTCTCAAAATCACTACTCTGAGTGACCTTCAGTCCTATAAAGAAGGAACGGTGGTAAGACTCCCGGATTTCTCCAACGGTCAGCCCTTTGTGGCCCGACTGAAGCGTCCCAGTATGTTGGTTCTGGCCAAGTCTGGAAGAATTCCCAACCAGCTCCTAACCACAGCTGGAGAGCTGTTTGTTAAGGGAAGTGGAAGCTTCGATCCTAAAGACAAGAACATGCTCAGCAATTTCTACGATACCTGCCACGTTATCTGTGAGGCTGCCCTGATGGAGCCTACCCTGAAGGAGATCGAATCCGCTGGGGTGGAACTGTCCGACGAACAGATTATGGCCATCTTCAACTACACTCAGGCGGGGGTTTCTACCCTGAAAAACTTTCGTCAAAAGTAAAGAAATTCTGAATCTCATTGGGACGGCATCTCGGTATGGGTGTCGTCCCAGCAATTTAATGGACCTTACAGACCCTTATACCGCTTATTGCTTTGATGAGGCCTGTGGATACATTCTATCAAAGATAGAACAGGATGAGAAGCCTATATTTGTTACTAAATATAGTTCCTTCTCTGACATGTACAAACAGTATACCAAATAAGGAGGTGAGAATATGTCTATAGAGATTGGTAAAGGTGTAGGATACCTTGATCTTGATATTGATGGATTTATAAAGGGACTGGCTACAGCTCTAAGAGAGTCTAAAGAAACTGAGGCTCAGATTCAAAGTGTGGGGGATAGGATATCCACAGTCGGAGACAAGATGACTGGAATAGGAAAAACCCTTACCGCCTCTGTGACTACTCCCTTGGCTGGGGTTGGTACTATGGCCATAAAAACTCTAGCCGACTTTGATTCCTCCATGTCTAAGGTGGCTGCCATATCTGGAGCTACTGGAGACGATTTTGAGGCCTTAAGAACTAAGGCCAGAGAGATGGGAAATACCACTAAGTTCACCGCCAAGGAGTCTGCGGATGCCTTTACTTACATGGCTATGGCTGGTTGGAAGACCGAAGACATGCTCGCTGGTATCGATGGCATCATGGCTCTGTCTGCTGCTGATGGACTTGATCTAGCAACCACCTCTGACATTGTAACCGATGCTCTAACAGCCTTTGGACTGTCTGCTAGTGATTCTTCCCATTTCGCTGATGTGCTAGCTAAGGCTAGTTCCTCGGCCAACACCAACGTTGCCATGTTGGGTGAGTCCTTTAAGTATGTTGCCCCCGTGGCTGGTGCTTTGGGATATAGTGTAGAAGATACTTCTATCGCTCTAGGGCTTATGGCAAATGCTGGTATTAAGGGGAGTCAGGGTGGTACTGCCCTTCGGGCCTCTCTATCCAGACTTATTAAACCTACAGATGATGCAGCTGCCCTGATGAAGGCCTATAATATAAGTCTTACCAATTCCGATGGGTCTATGAAGAGCCTAGGAGAGGTTATGGGTATGCTGAGAACTAACCTCGGAGGTCTTACTGAAGCTGAGCAGTCCCAGGTAGCAGCTACCCTATTTGGTCAAGAGGCCATGTCGGGTATGTTGGCCATCATCAATACTTCTGAGGAAGACTACAACAGTTTAACCCAGTCTATATATGATGCTGAGGGTGCTGCCCAGACTATGGCTGATATACAGCTAGCCAATTTTTCTGGACAGGTAGAAATCCTAAAATCCAACGTGGCAGAAGCAGCTATGCAGATAGGAGAAATCCTCCTTCCCTATGTTTCTGACTTTGTCGGAAAGATTCAGGAAGTAGTTCAGTGGTTTAGTAACCTAGACCCCAAGCAGCAGCAGCAAATTGTAAAGTGGGCTGGAATAGCTGCTGCCATCGGTCCAGTCATACTTGTGGTTGGAAAGCTAACAAGTGGGGCTGGAAAGATGGTATCAGGTATAGAGAAAGCTGTAGGGGCCATAGGAAAACTGGGTAGTTCTTCTAAGGGAGTCCCTGGTCCTGTGGGTGAAGCTAGCTCCTCGGTCGGTTCTCTATCTAAAAATGCCCTGGGGCTTGTGGCTGCTGGTGCTGGTATTCTTCTAGCCGCTAGTGGTTTGGCTTTACTGGCTTTTGCCTCCATTCAGTTGGCAAATGCTGGAGGACCTGCTATAGCTGTTATGGGTGGTATGGTTGTAGCCCTAGTAGGACTAGCGGCTGGAGCAACTGTGGTTGCTGCCCCCCTCACTGCAGGTGCTGTTGGTTTGATTGCCTTCGGAGCAGCTGTAGCCCTGGTAGGAGCAGGAATCGGACTTGCCACAGCTGGAATAGCCCTACTTGCTACCCAGCTTCCCACTATCTCGGCTTACGGAAGCTCAGCAGCTTCTGCTCTAATAGTTCTCAGTGGAGGCCTAATAGAGTTTGGTGGAGGAGCCCTAGTAGCTGGAAGTGGATGTACTGTTCTCGGTGCTGGTCTCCTAATGGTAGGAACTGGGTCTGCGGTAGCTGCAGTTGGGGTTGTGGCCCTAGGAGCCGCTGTAGTAGTTCTGGGGGCTGGAGTAGTAGTTCTGGGGGCCGGTCTCGTTATCTGTGGAGCTGGAATGACCCTACTAGCGGCTAGTGCGTCCACAGCTGCTAGTGGAATGGCTGCCTTTGGAACTGCCTCCCTAGCTAGTGTAGCTGGGGTTGCTGCCCTATCCGCTGGTATCATAGCCCTGGATGCCTCCGTTGTAACAGGACTAGTAACTCTCGGTCTATTAACTGTGGAACTAGGACTGTCTGCCGCTGCTTGTGGACTACTGGCTATCGCTATGGCCTCCACAGCTCAGTCGGTATCTACCATAGAGGGTTCGGCTACCAATGCTTCCAACGCCCTATCTCAGATGGTGAACTCTGTAAATGTAGTAGAGTCCGGGTTAAGTGGTCTAGAGGCTATGGTATCCGGAGCTATGGACAAGTTCGTCAATACCATTAAGAAGACCCAGAATCCCGCCAAGACTGAATCCCTAGCTCTATCCAATGCCATAGTGACCAGTATCAATACGGGACTAGCTCCTCTCCCGGGTCAGATGGCTACTGTGGGTTCTAGATCTGTGGATTCCTTTAGGTCTAGTATGAGCTCTGGAATAGGTGGACTATCTTCAGATGCCTATACCTGGGGTCAAGATATTATTACAGGTTTAGCCAATGGTATGAGGTCTAAATACCCCGTTCTACAATCGGCGGTAAATGATGCAGCCAATATCATTTCTGCTAGACTGCATTTCTCCGTACCTGATGAAGGCCCTCTAACTACCTACGAGTCTTGGATGCCTGACTTTATTCAGGGACTGGCTAAGGGTATATACTCCAATCTATATAAGATGAAGCCGGCTGTAAGAAGTCTGGCTGATGCTATGGTCCCGGAACTACCTATGGACGAAGCACTAACCACTGAGATGCAGGCCATATCTAAGATGGAGTCTTACAATGATACGGTCGTTGTAACCATCGGACTATATGGTCAGTTGCTATCTCAGATTCGGGAACTCTCAGCTATATCCAAGGGTCTTAGAGTACAGAATAATGAAAATCTATACTCCAGGTCCAGAGTCTCCTCCAGAGGAATAAGTGGAAGTACCGACTATGAAACTCCCCTACAGGGATCTGATTCTCAGAGAACTGGTGATACCTTCAATTTCTACAGTCCCAAGCCCATAACGGAGGCAGAGGCAGCTAGACAGATGAAGAAGGCAAAACGGGACTTGGCGGAGGGATTCTAATATGATTGTGGATAAAATAACCCTAAGAAGGGTATCAGACTCATTTGAGATTTCCATAGACTCCGATCAGTTCTCCGGCTACATTCCCGAGGAAGTAGATTGGGGAACCATAGAAGGAACCCACTATACCTATAAGTATCCTGGACAAGTAGGAGAGTCCCTCATGAGTACATCTCTAGGAACCAGAGATGATATAAAAATTGTGGGATGGGTAGTAGCTACTACCGAGTTAGAAATGACCTCCCTAAAGAAAACACTCAACAGTCTCATAAATCCCCAGGAACCCATGGAAATAATCTACCAGGACTATACTCTTCAGTTTAGTCCGGACAGTACTGTAAGGTACTCAGTAAATATCTCTGAGAATAATGAGGTCATTTGCAAGTTCCAAATCACTGGAGTTGCTCATGACCCTCTATTCAGGGATTCCGCTGAAAATAGTCTCCTGTTTGCTACAACCCATGAGATGTTCCATTTTCCCTTGATTATATCCCCAGATCTCGATGAGGGGGGGGTTATATTTGGGGCTAGAACGGATAGTCTTATTGCAGATGTTGTGAATAAGGGAGACGTATCCACAGGAATAAGGGTGGTATTTAGGGCTAAGGGAACTCTGACAAATCCCAAGCTTATAAAGATAGATACTCAAGAAACCATCAGTATTCAAAAGGTTCTGGTTGCTGGAGAAGAAGTAGAAATCAACACCAATATAGGCTCTAAGTACGTTATAGGTAGGTTAAGTGAAACTTCGGAGTACACCAACTACTTTATATATCGTACCTTGAGTAGCAAGTGGCTTAATCTATCCCCGGGTAAAAACTCCTTTAGATACGATGCCGATGATGGGATAGACAATCTTGAGGTGTTTATCTATTTCCAGGATAAGTATCTGGAGGTACAAAAATGCTGCTAGATACTGTAACTATTACCGTGTTCGAGGTTACTGAAACAGTATTTGCGGCCATAGGGGAAATAAATGAGTTTACTCATCTCCTATGGCCAGATCACTATGCTGGATATGGAACCTTTGAACTTCAGGCTCCAGTAACTGAAGAGAATCAGACCCTACTCCGGGAAGGAAACTATCTTTGGACTGGCGAAACAACCGCAGCAGTCATAGAGATAATCAATTCGGAGACTGATACTAAAGGCCAAAAAAGCTATGTAATAAAGGGAAGAACCCTGGAGTTTCTACTCTCCACAAGGATAGTATGGGGAACCTATTCGGCTAATAACAAGCCAGTCTCTACCATAATGTACGAGCTGGTAGATCAGAACTGTGTAAACCCCTCTGACTCTAATAGAAAGATTCCTTATCTTACCTGTGGGACTGACCTAAAGGTGGGGAATAAAATATCCCATCAAAAGACTGGGGGGTATATCTACGATGACATTCTGGACCTATCCTCTGAGTCTGAGTTGGGATTTAACGTACTATTTCTACCCGTAGAACAGGAACTAAGGTTTGTAGTAACCCAGGGAACGGACCGAACCAATCTACAGTCCCTCAACTCGGTTCTCCTAAGTACCGATCTAGAAGATATACTTGCTAGTGAGTATTACCTTAATACCCAGGATGTAAGAAATCTAGCCTGGGTTCAGGGAGAGGGAGAAGGAGAATCCCGAAAGGAAGTAGTTGCTGGGGAGAATACCCAAATCAAAGGATTCGATCGAAGAGAACTGTATGTAGATGCTAGGGATATTCAATCTTCAGTCTCTAACTCTGATGGAACAACCACGGAACTAACAGAAGAGGAATACCTAGCCACTCTTAGGAGTAGGGGACTAGTTAAGCTGGCCGACTACCCCCGTACCGAAACCTTTGAGGCTACCATTAGAACTACTGGGGGACAGTACACTTATGGGGAAGACTATTTTAAGGGGGATAAGATCGTTATACAGGATTTGGATTTAGGACTGCAGGTTGTGGGAAGGATTACGGAGGTAACCAATAGCTGGGGAGAATCTCATGAAATGGATTTAACCTTTGGATATTCCTACCCTACCCTTTTGAAGAAAATCTCTAGAGGAAGATCGAACTAATTAAAAGGAGGTGAAACCCAATGTCTGAAAAGAGTGGATTTTTTGATGCCCATAAAGTCAGTGGAGAATGGGACCGAACCTATGTATCTGAAGACTTTGCCAGGTACTTCGCAGCATTCATAGGAAATGGGGTTTTTGCCAACAAATCCAATGAACTACAGGTTATACAGAGTAGTCCTCTGGGCATGTCTGTTACTGTGGCCTCAGGAATGTCTTGGCTAGACGGGTATTTCTACTACAATGACTCAGAGCTTCAGCTCTCCCTGGACAACGCTGATGGCTCCTTAAATAGAATAGATATCATAGTATGTCGTTGGAGTGCAGTAGATAGACTCATCAAAACTGTGGTAAAGAAAGGTGTGGCTGCGGTATCCCCCCAGGCACCAACTCCCCAGTGGAACTCTGATATTAAGGAACTACAGCTAGCCTCTATTCAGGTTTCGGCTGGTACTACCTCAATTACTCAGAGTCTAATCACTGATACCCGACCCAACACAAACGTTTGTGGATGGGTAACTTCTCTAATTGATCAGGTAGATACCTCTACCCTATTTCTACAGTGGCAGGATGCTTATACCAAATATTTTGATGAGCAGAAGGCTGCTTGGGATGCATTTTTTGATTCTGTGCAAAGTGACCTTGGCATTCCGATTCCATCAGTAGATACCAAAGATTTTACTTTGGTAGTCAATCCTCAAGGCGATGGATACGTGTTGACAGATAAGCCTCGTGTATCTACACCTACTGAGGAGACCAATGCTGCAAATAAGAAATACGTGGATGATAAGCGGAAAACATTCGCCGCTACGCTTAGCGCAACCTGGGTAGGAAGTGCGGCACCGTACACACAGAACGTATCCATATCAGAGGTTTTGGCAACGGATGCTCCACACGTTACGCCCGATTATTCCACCACCCTTGCAACGGCGCTGGCTCAGCGGGAGGCATGGAGCATGGTCAGCTACGCCGAGGCTGTTGCGGGTGGTATCAAATTCACGTGCCTCGAGGATAAACCTACCGTAGCTATTCCAATTCAGATTGAGGTGATGCGATAATGGGTAAAGCATTTTTGTATGGCAATGGCGGCGGTGGCTATACGGGGCCTAAAGTCATCGGCTCGCCCACGCAGCCCAGTAACCCGAAAGACAATACCGTCTGGGTGCAAACCAGTACACCTATTTCCTCGTGGGAAATGAGCAGTGTTGCCGCCCCGGGATGGGATACGGCACCCGCAGGATTCGTCTATTTTACGATGGATACATCGGACTGGACGGTGCCAAACCTTGTGAAATTCACGAAGGGAAGCGTTGGAAACGTCTTTTTGAAAGCTACCCGCTGCTGGCAGAATCTGGGTGTACCCGGCGCTACCCAGTGGAAGAGCATGAATGCGTACGTTTACCACAACAATACTTGGGTGCAGTTTTCCAGCCCCAGAAACACCCCCGAATTCACCTATACCGGCGACTACGCAATCGTCGACGACAACGATAACGCCATTTCGGATTTTGCGACTTGGACG